ATGATAAAACCTTCAAAAAAACTTACTGTTACTGGTATTTTAAATAACTCTGGACGAATAACTGCTTTTTTCAATGAAATGCCAGGGTTGGTGGTTCAAGGAATTTCCGAAGAAGATGTTAAAGACAAATTAATAATTCTACTCGATGCATATATTATTCGGCTTGAATCAATGAAAAACAATCTTGATATTCAAACTACTTCACTAGCATGACCCGGAATTATTTTATAAATCATCTAATCGAACAGGAGTGTTATCCTGATGAAGAGTGCAACTCAGAAATTTCCCAGTTGTGGCATAATGCTATTAGTGGTGATGTGTGTTATGTGCCTTTAGACGAAGAACTAGAAATACCTACTTGGTGTCATATCATATTTGAGTTAGGAGTTAATCCTCCAATCGAATTTGATTCAGACTATCATGTTTATTGTACTTTTAGAGAAGATCATTTAAAACAAGTTGTAATTAATAAAAATAGGCAGTAATTTATATATAGTTAATAATAAAAAAAGAGGATTATAAACCCTCTTTTTTTATTATAGTTTACTTTTGCGGCTAAAAGGTTACTACGGTTATAGTTTACCCTAATTCTATATCCATCTTTTCTCGCTTATATTTAGTATGAGAGCAAATATGGCAAGAACAAGGTGCGCCGTGGGAACGATACGCATAAAACTTACCTTCTGTATTTTGCAGGTTCAGTTGCTTCAGCCTTTTTTTGTATTTGCGCATCTTGATTTGATGCCGTAAGCCTTTATCCATTCTTACAATTTTTCCTGTAAGCCTCAAGCGCGGTTAAACTAATAGCTAGTTCTTTAATACACTCAGTAATAGAATTTGCAGTAATAGTTATACCAGTATATTCTTTGCCTTCAATCCAAGCAAGATATTTGTTATCTGGCAAATCATCATAACATTTAATCTGGATGTTTAACTGATGATTATGTTGTATCGTTTGTACCATTATTTTACTACACTATACGTTAAAATACCTACCATTCCCAAAAACCCCGAAACCACCAAAAACAAAAGGATAAAGACGATATTAAAGTTATGGTAAAGCCAATATGTGGGGCTTCATGGTGCCTGATTACACCAACTATTAACAATAGAATAAAAATAGCATAAACCGACCAATAAAATCTATAAGCCTTCATTTCACCATATTATTAGTCTTTTCTTTATGGCAATCTTGGCAAAGCGTTTGAAAATTTGAGATACCACATGCGCCACCCCCATTAGAAACCGGCAGAATATGGTCTGCTTGCCAATTTGGGGTTATAACACCACAGTTGCGGCAAGCTCCTTGGTCTAATTGATAGAGTAGTTTTCTAATAATACCAGTATTCCCTTTAATAATAGCAAATTGTATATAAGAGTTATCTCTACATTTATTTGAATACCATTTTTTTCGAGGGTTATCCAGTAAATTACCACAACCGCAGGCGCATACTCCAGATAATACGGGGAATAAATCTTCTAGATTTAAATTTTTTTGGTATCTACTATAATTATCAACCATTACTTAACAAGGCTATAAGTAAAATGTAGGGATAGCAACTTTTAATCGCACTATGATAGAATGGAAATGTGAACAGTGGTTATCTTGTGCATACTAAAATCGAACGATAGTTTTACCAATACTAATACCCACGAAAGGAACTGGTTTAAAGGTTTCGGTAGGTGCTATTCCGTACCCGGCGCTTAGGCTTATATTCCAGTTTTTAGGTTTAGTGTCCTTTACGTATTTAGCATTAAGGTTTTGAAATTCTTTATCCAGTTCTGCCTGAGTTAATTTAAGCTGCTTATTTTCGTTATCGTAAGATTCTAATTGAGTATCCTTCTCTAAAATAACCCCATCCTTTGTTTTAGATTCTTTCTTTAAACTGGAAATAACCTTATCCTTAGAAGCTATTACTGCTTTCCCATTATCCAGGGTAGGTACTTTAAAATACCTGTTTACAATAACCGTATCCTGTGCTTCTGCGGCTATTCTAAGTGCCCTTTCTTCTTTTAAGCTATCCCGTATTAACTTTTCCCGAATGTCCGACTGTGCCCTATATTGGGCTTCTATCGTGCTATTATCCAGGCTTTGGTTAATAAGCTTATCGTGGTTGTCTACCCGCTTGGCGTTCTGGTTTTCATGTTGGCAGGATTTTATTAAACCAATTAACAGGAACAGCATTAGAAATACAATGCCTATTCCAATCCATAATTTTTTATTTTTCATTTCGAAATCCGACAATTAGTACAAGATAAATTCCATCGTTCAGCTTTTTCAATACCAGGGCATCCTTTGCAATAGGGTTTAAGAAAGGAAGTATTATAACCATTAGGCTTAAATTCTTCTATAAAGGGTCGGCGCATGAGCTTACCCATGTCTTTATTGTAGTAGCCTGGGGTCATCTTTATCCACGAGTATAGTCTTAGCATTGCCAACTTGCAGTTCAACTTTACAATTCTGAGTTGAGACTACGGGTGTATGAGTATTGGCAGGTGGCAAGCCAGTTAATGTGCTTATAATTCCTGCACCGGCACATATCTTACAGGTTTCATAACCAAACTTCGTTAAATTAAGTGTGCCATAATAGCCTTTCTCGCCATTACATTTAGGGCATAGTTGCCATGTATTCATAATTTTAAGGTTTAAATATCCAATTCATTATCGACCATAACACCGTCCAGATTGTCAGAACAGCTAAGCCCATGCCTATACATTGTAGCAGGGGTTTCATTTACTTTCTGGGTAATAATGTTCAACTCTCCATTCTCCAAACTTGGACATTACTTTTATGCCATCCGGACTAGTAAAGGTTGTTCTCCATTCACTAAGTCCTGTATTGTTTTTGAAACTTTCAATGGCTTGCAATACTGCTTGTACTGTTTTATACTTTTTACCCCAATACCATCGAGAACACTTTGTACCGTCAGAAAATATTACCCGAAAGGTTACTCGGTATAAACTTTCACTCATTTTTGTATTCTCCTAATAATAAGCGTAGCCACTAATAATAACATCCAAAAAGTAGGGTAACAGGGATCTATTGCAGCATCGGCAGGCGCGGCATTACGTCCAAAAAACCGCTTTTCTCATTCCCGATATACAGGTCTTTTAACAGTACTACCCGTTTATATTTAATGTGCCGGCTGTAAATACCTACCTTAAAATATCCGGGCATTTCGGCATCGTTGTAGGCGTTCGGACCATAATACTTAAGTACTTGTTTTCCGTTAATGGCCAGGATAATTAAGCCTCCTTCCGTCTTGTATCGTGGATCTGATTCGGAGAAAGTTTTGTAACTGTGCCTTACGTACCAGGTAAAGACTACATCCTGATCTTTGGGTAAGGGAATAAGTTTAAAGTTCTTTTTACCCTCTCTGTTCGTATTAGTCGTTACTTTTTTACTATCCCAACACACCATTACGTGCAAGTAATCTCCTTCCGCAAACAGCGCAATAGGTGGAACAAGGGGCTTTTCGCCTAGCCTCTTATCCTCGTGGTTATGCCATTGGGTTATTATATCGGGTTCTGAGTGCGCCTGCCAGTTTTCTACCGGGAATCGCATGGTATAGCCGTAGCGAGAAATTAAGCCGGGTTCGGAATCTTTTAGTATTTCCGAACGGACAACGCCATTCTTGTTATCGTTGGCGCTTAAAACAAACCGGGCCCACTTGGCACCTCCCAATTCCACGAACTGCAAGCCCATCGGATTAGCCGTTTGCTTGCGGAAACCTCTGGGCAAAGTGGTGCTGGCAAAGTCGTGCTGCGTACTTAGATTAGCCCGCTTTTCGGGTATCTGGAATACTGGGTCGTTGGGTTTCGGCTGCTCCGGAGTAGGCTCGTTCGGAGTAATCACCTCTGGAACCGGTACGCTTATTTCCGCTTCTTCTTGCTCAGGAGGGGTAACTACTACGGCCGTATCCGGTTGCTCTGGAGGTTCCGGTGTTACAACTGGTGGTTGGTCCGGCGTAACTACGGGAGGCGTTTCCGGTTGTTGGACTACCGGTGGATAGTACGAATGGTTATTGTTCTGCTTCTTTGGCTCACAGCTAAGCAGCAGGTTTAGGGAGAGGATTAAAAGTAATAGCCTTTTCATTTTATAACATTTCATAATGGTTACCGTCTACAAAGCCTTTAAAGTCCCCGCCCCAACGGTTTTGCGGGTGCAAGCTTTTCCAATATTTACCCAAAGGTGCGTGCGCCGTGGAATCGGTTACATATTTACCGCCGATAAATAAGTTTAAATCGCCTGCTAGCTTATCCTGGTGTTTGCTTCTATCTGCTTTGCTTTTACCGTGCGCAATGTTCCAGGCATGTTGTTGGTCCGTGCGTAAAAGTTCGCCGGCCGTAACTTCGTATCCTTGCTCAAAAGCCCATAGAATAAGTAGGGCAAAGTTTTTTAGGAATAAAGATTGTTTTTCGCGTAAAGTCATACTAATTCTCCGGCTTGATTTACTCTATATCTAGGTTTTGGTGCTTCGATTATTACATCAATCGGGCTTTTTACATCGGGAATCTTTTCAGGTGGGGTCTTCCGGTAGTTAACCGTCATTTTAGCTATAAAAGCCGCTCCTACACAGATGGAACGGACTGTTTTTAACCATTCGGCGTGTAGCCAAGCCGGGTGGAATTGTGGGTCGCTTATTTGCTCGGTAATAAAGTCCAGTAGTTCTGGGGCCGCCGCCAGAGTTAAGGCGCCATAGAAAATGCGTTTGAAGTAAGTAGGCGTAACCGACTTAAAAAGCCGCTGGTAAACCTCCCGTATTCCCTTGCCTATTACACCATTCTGGTAATACAGGATTATACCTAAGAGGACTAGGCAAAGCCCCGCTAATCCAGCTAGTGCCCCATATAGAATGTGTTCCTTATCAATGTGGAAACCGTTTATATTCATTAGTGCGTTTTAATTTTAAAGTGGTCCGCTATGTTCTGCGTAATTAAAAGGATGCGATTCATGGCCTCGCGTGGGTCAGACTTGGCCAGGGCGTCTTCTACATCGTGGACAAATTTTAACTGCTCCAGAGACATATCCCGGTTAGTTTTATTCAGTTCTTTTATTTCTAAATCTTTGGATTTAATATCTAATTTGTGAGATTCAATCAAAGCCGTTAATTCTTTTAGCCATTCTTTGCGCTCGGCTAAATGCTCTTTATCTCTACTTTGCACCCACTTGTATAAAACATATATGACAATCCCCATAAAGACTACTGCTGCCGTTTGTTGCAACAAATAGTCTATTCCTTTACTTTCCATCCGGTTCTTTGCGTAGTCGTACCAATAAGTTTTGTTTTATTTCGGCGGCGGCGGAAAGATTATCCCGGGTTTCTAGTTGGTTGACGCTGTTAATTACATCTTCTTCCAGTTTGTGCTGAATAAGCTTTTCCTTGGTTAAATCTTTAATGGCGGTGATGCGTACTTGCTTGCCCTGGTAGCGCACATTCTCCCCCTTACTTCTAAATAAAGCTTGCTACCGTCTTTATGCTTGCCTAAACACTCGTACTTCTCCCGGTAGTTTTGCCCCCTTAACTGCATAATCCTTTCGTAATCTTCCGGCCATATCAGTTCTTTTACATCGAGGTTTAAAAGTTCCGCTTCCGTATACCCGTAAATCTTACAAGCCTTTTGATTCGCGCTTACCATCTTGCCATCTTCTGTGCGAATGTGCCCCTCTAAAGAAATAGCCTCCATGGCTTTAAAAAGACTTATTTCTTCTTCTATTTCTTCCCGGGTCGGAATACGCAGCAGGCGCGGGTATAAATAATGCAAGACAAAAGCCGATATCGCCGTAACCAGGCCACGCATAAAAATTACTCCGCTTTTTAGGTAGAGATTCGGAAAGAAAATACTGGCCAATGTTTCTGTATTGGTAATTAAGGGTGTGCTAATAAATAACACCACGCAGACAATTACCAAGGGGAAACGCTGGATATCCCGGCGTTTGCGGAACAGGCGGTAGATGTTAAATAAAAGCACCCCCGTACCCATCACCAGCATTAGTACGCCGGGTAGAATTAACCAGAAAAAAAGCGGCTGGAGAGGGTACATATCCATGTTTCTAGTAAAAATTAAAAACTACCCGATATAGTTCTAAATTTGCGGAATATATCGCTAAAATAAAAGCATTTAGGGGGTTAATTTGAAGGTACTAAGAGTACATTAAAGGTTTCCCAAGTCGCCGTATCGCTGCTAACGCCTAGCTGTACTTCTAAAGCTATAGTTAAAGCCTGAGTAGTATCAAAACTATAGTTCGTTATCGTTATCGTCGCCGCCGTTCCACTCGGCGCTATGGTCATGGTAGCACTGGTAGTTGTGTTTATCTGGGCATTGGTAGCGTTTCGGTTAGTTAAGCGAAAACTACCCCGAAACGCATTGCCCGTTGTTTGGGTGCGCTGCATAACCGTGGAACCATTCACCCGTAAGCGGAAGGTTTTCGTATTGGCATTATCCGTCCAGCTTAAAATAAAATCCATCTGCAAAGTACCATTAGCCCCCATGACGTTGGCCGGAATAGTGCCGGAAAATACCGTTTGTGCCGTTGTGCCGCCAGTATAAGAAGCCGCTACGTTGTTGGCTAACACTTGCCGGGCGGTATCCTGGCTAATATTGCGTACCACCCCCGCCGAATTTTTCACGTACCATTCTCCATCCGTTTTCGGATAAATTATACTGTACCCACTCGCTGGCGTGGCAGGGTCTGCACTTAGTTGCTGTTTTTGCAGTAGTAAGGTTACGTCTTTCATATTATCCTTGAACGACTACCCGATAAGCGGAAGAAGCTGGTGCCGTCGCAAACGTGATGCTGACATTATTGGCATCCACCACCGCGGCGTCTACTAATACTAATTCTTTTGAACCGCCCGTTTCCCAGACTTGTACCAACACGTCCGTAGTATTCAGTGCGTGGTTGACGGTGAAGGAAGTATTCGTGCCGTTACCGATAGTGGCGGCGGCTTTCCGGGCTACTACCGCCGTATCAACGGCGATGGTACTACCGGAAATAATAATTCCCGTACTCTGCGTATAAGAAGTCCCCTGCCCCGTTTGGATCCATACCAAGGCGGTAGTACCCAGCGTAATGGGGGCATCCGTGGTCATTTGCCAGTTGGAATTACCCAGCGTGGTTCCTTGCGAAACAAAAACACTCGCTCCTTCTAATTCCGCGGTGGCATCGTAGTCCGTGGCTCTTGTCCAGGCACCCGTTGCCACAATATAAATCCCATTAGCGGAACCCGTGCTTTGGTTCTTAACTAATACCCTATCGCCGGCCACGAGGGAAACGCCATCTACGGTTTGGGCACCGGAAAGAGTAAGGTTCCCGGTAGAGGCCGCTTTTACGGGCTCTTTCCATTTGTAGCCCTGCACGGCGGCATCTAACTGCGCTTTGTTTACGGCCTCATCGGCGTTTACTCCATTGGCCAGTCCCGAAATTTTATTCGACCCTAATTTTAGTTCATTGGTGAGTTTCATCTCTAATTAATTAATGTAGACCGTTCCGGCCTGGTTAAAGGTATGATTGATATGGACTTCGTTTAATGACACATGAATGATTTCAGGAATTATCACTTCGCCGGTGGTGTCGGTACAGGTTACCGAGGGTCGATAACCACGGTTATGGACAATCACCCATTGCAGCGCAGTGGACTTTTGGTAGGTAGTTCCACCGCTAGAGGAAGAAGGAAAGTTAGAGCTGATGTGCAGCTTTATAGGACTAGGTGCCGGAACAATTATTTTTACTGCTTCCATGCTATACCACTCGAATAGTGCCCATTACATAAGTTATAATTTCTCCCGACTGGAAAGTAAACCGGAGGTCGTAATAAAATTCACCTCGTACTAGTTGTCCTAAAGCTACTAGGCGTACTTGATTACCTTGCACAGCTAAGCCATTGCCTACCGAAAAGGTAAATAAGACGTTTGTATCTCCTGCATTTCTTTTCACCACCATTTGAATCGTAGAGGCGATTACCGGTAAAGGAGTATCCGCTTCGTTATAGAATTCCAGTACGGCCGCCAGTGTATCTCCTTGGTAGAGGTGAATGTCTAAATTCTCGGCACAAAGTAGGTTGAGCGTTGCCATAGTTAGTTGATAGTAGCTAGTATTTGTGCGTGGAGCGCTAATAAGTCGGTTTTAAAAGCTTCGTAGTGTCTGAACCGGACAATAATTTCGCCGACATAATTTTTAAGCGTGGTGCGGTTGCAGCCTAATAACTGGCTGACCTGGAGAGTAATGCCTTTTAATGCCGGTTTTTGGATCAAACCGTAAAGTTTTTCCGGTTGGAAACAAATGAGCAACAAGGCTAGAAACTCTTTTCGGTATTGGACAAGTTTCAAATCTACTTTGTATCCGTACACGTGCAATTGCTCTGGGTTGATTTGTCGAATCTGGCAATACACGTGCAGTAGTTGGGGAATGAGGCTAAAATCGGTGAGGGTTTGTTTCGGTAAGATGGTAGCGAGTTCTTCGGTAATTTTTTTATTTACCTCCGGGTATTTTGTGCGCAAGTAACTCACCACCAGGTCCGGTGCGTAGCTGTTCAATCTTAATGCTCCCATAAGAGTAAAGCCATATTCTACAAAGCAAAGTAAATATAGCGATATATTCCGTAAATTTAGAACTATATCAGCATATTAATTAACCTAATTCCCCTAACCGTTGCCAGTAAACCCCATCAAACGTATATTCATCGGTCCATTCACATTTCATGCGGGTAGTTAAGCCTTTGCCGTAGATATTGTTCCCTTGCCCCACTACGTAGAGGTCAATCGGTTTTTCGTGTTTCACGCGGATTTTTCGACCGGTAGTGGGTGAAGGTAGTTGAATAGTGCCGTTCGCGTTAGCGGTATAAATTATCTCAAAATCGTCTTCCTGGCAGGCGTATGTCGTAATGTTTGGCTCTAGCCGACGAATATTCACGCTCTGAGAGCCTTTCATTTCAAAACCGCCTCGGACAGATAACCCAATATTACGTCCCCCTCCCGAAGCCTCTACGATGACGCCGTAGTTAGTACCAAAGGGATTCGGCTCCTGGTTGACAAAATACCCTACGGCCCGAATCCCACTAGAAGGCGGTAAGATATTACTACCAATCCGGGCCTCGGCGTATTTACCATTGCCGAAACTTTTCCGGTTGATAATGTAGGCATCCTGATCCGAATCGTTCATCAGCCCGTAATTGTCTATTTCCCAATTGCCAATCTTACCCGATTTTGCCAGAATGGCCGCTTCAATCACGGCGTTATTCATGTAGACCAATCCGTTATCGTACACCCGAAAAGGGGCTACTTCCCGGTTCGCGTAGGTATCCCCGGCGAAAAAACGAATGGTACTGCCTTCGCCAATCACGCCGGCGTTTACACCTTGCTCGTTACCTAAGAGAATGTTGCCGGAGGTTATCAGGTTGCCATCTACTATAGAGCTGGTACCATTATTACCAAATTTGATTTTACCTTCAATTTCTCCCGTATCTAAATCAAAAGAAGTCAGACCATCCGCGCTTTTAATTTTACCCGTGGTAATCTCCCTCCCGGAAATGAAAGAAAAACCGTAAGTTAGCGTTAAGGGCCGGAAGTTATCAATCACCGAACCGAGTTCACCAATGGTGAAATGATAAAAAGATGGATCAGCATCGACTAGTATCGCTTTGGGATTCAGCACAATTTCCCCGGCATCGGTAGTACGACTGCATCTAGCGTAGATAAAGTAAGGAGAAGAAGGGTCTAAGCCCGTTAACTCGGCTCCCGAAATTTGCCATACCTTTACGCTATCGGCAATGGTGAAGTGATGCAACGAGCCGGAAGTCCAGGCAAAACGGTTGGCATCGGACTGGTAGTTAGCGGCAAAGCGAATGTCCCGTAAAATGAATTGCTGCGACCTAGAACCGGTCAGTAACCCCATCGTTTCCACAAACAAGGGCTTTATTTTTTCGGTAAAATAATTCCCCTCCGGGTCGAACACTCCCCGAATATATTCTTGGATGGATTTGTAATTAATCTTAGCCCGTTGCACGTCCGTTAATCGGTTCAGCGCAATGACCCTTTCAATCTTCTCCTGGGCGGCGTACTGCCTTACCACGGGTGCGATTGTAACGGTATCGGCTAACTCTAGCTGGTAAGCGTAAGGATCGTGTAAATCCCTAACCAGGCCGGTTATTCGAATGTTTCGATCTAAATGTAAATCCGCATCGGTAATTTTGACGTAATCGCCGAGCTTTAAACTAATCTTCTCTTTTTTAAAATGTAAAGGGTCACATTCCACCGCGTAGATGACGCGAGGGCTGCAATTCTGGTCCAGGTAGGCTTGCGCTTTGAGGTGCAGTTCCTTTTCAGCCGCAACAATGTAGCTATCCGGCATTAGCAAGTCTACCAAAACGTACTCGTCGCCAATGGACGGACGGAGCAAAGCCGAAGGTACTTCCATCGCTTTTTCCTGCTCGTTTTTATTTAATGCAAAAACCTTGGTAGCCGCATTATAGGTGCCTTCAAACTCATAACCCGCTAGTTGTCCTGTATTAAAAACGACTTTAAACCCTAACCCGGGTAAAAGGTGCGCGTTTACGTCAAAGTCGAGGCTGCTATCTTCAAATAACAAAGGACTTTCGGCAATATTGGTTATTGTGCCGGTGCGATGCGGATAAATATCCTCAAATATTTCGGTGTGCTCAATAACCCCGTAGAACTCGGTATTTTCTTCCAAGTACACGCCATTTTGCACCGTTACCCCGTCCGGATGCAGGAAAGGTAGTTTTAACCGGTTGGAATAATTGCGGTAGGTGGCCGGTAAGTTTTTACTGCCGCCGTAGGCGTACAAACGGGTAACTAATTGCTTTTCCGGTACATTGTTCCGCGTAATTTTATATAAACCCTTCCCTTTACCGTACTCAAATGCCAATCCGGAAACCGCGCCCTTAGTGGCTAAATGAATAGTTTTGTTTTCAATCCAAAATTCAGTATTAAATTCTTCCGCTAACCGGGAAAGCACCTGTAAACAGTTTTCTTTACTGAAAGTTAGGTTTTTAAATTCCGTATCGGCCACCGTTCCCATATTCCAGCCCGGACTAATGCGGTTGGCGTTACGAAGCAAGAGTTTGATAAAGGTTTCAGCGTTGCCCATAAGCGAAAAATCCGCTTCTTTCAGGGTATTATCATCACCTAACATCATGTACTGCACCTTGGCTAAATTATAGCCTTCCGCTTCAAAGGTGCATTCATAGTGAAACTCTCGGCTATTTTCCTTTTGAACTACGGTTAATTGATTTAGGTAATGCGGTTCGTTGTAAACCAGAATGCTATCCCCAATTGTAAAGTCAAAGGCCTCGGGTAAGTCAAAAGAAAGCTGCACGACGTTAACCGACATGAGTTTTTTGGTCTGGCTTCCTACGGGCCGGACGGAAAGTAAAACGTTATTGCCGCGTACTATGTCGTAGTTCATAAGTATACAATAGCCATATCTTTGTCGGGTATTATATCCCGAATATTCGCCGTGCCTTTACCCCAACAGATTTCATCGTAGTAGATAATAAGTTTATCCACGTTGGGCCCCCATCTCCGCTTGTACTTGCCGAACTTGGGATAATCGGCCATAATGCTATTATTATAACCGGTAGGGCCCGAGTACTTAATTATTTGGTAGAGCTTTATTACTCCCGTAACCGGGTCGGGCTTACTCATAAAGCCGTTTACCCAGCCGTCCGAGTTGTAGGAAATATTAACGTCCCAATAAAAATCCACCCATCTATCTTTCGGTGGGGCACCTAAATCAAATAACTCCGAGCCATCCGGGTCGGTCTTGCCGAGGGTGGCTCCGTAGTTAATTTTATAGTACATTTTAGGGCCTTTGATAAAAATCCCTCGGGGAGGAGTTCGGGTATCCCAGCCGTGTTCCTGCATACAGTAGCAGTAGTAATCCGAGACGTCTAAATCATTCGGGAAATCGCTTGATCCCATGTAAATGGAATAGGCGAATTTCCGCTTGGTAAAAAGTAGATCCGTATCGTTAATTTTAATCTCCGAACGGCCCTTATTGCCCACGGTAACGGTAGAATCGGCGCGCATTTCAAAGCGACCCGATTTACCTCCGGGGAAACGGCTCCGAATGGAGGACACCCCAAAACCATAATCCTCGTAGACTTCCTGTTTAAAGTTGGGGTTCAACGCACCCCATCGAAGTTAGATTGGGCTATAATTTGGCTCAGATCGCGCTCGTAACCTCCCGTTGGGTTGTACTGGCATAAATTCTGATCGTGAACAGTGGCCTTATCGTTGTAGTTAGTCGCGTTTTTATCCATACAGCCCACAATTTCCGTGGGCGGCAACGTAACCCCGCCGTAGCTTAATTGATTCTGCCTATCAATAATATCTCTAATCAATAAAGCCATTTACCAAGTTGTCAAAACGTTGGAAGAATAAGCCGAATCCGGCAAGTTGGTACTGGAATTATCTAGTGCCCGAATTTTAGCATAGTAAGTTTGTCCAGTCGTTAAATTTCCTTTGCCTCCGCCGGTTAATGGGTAGGTGTAAGTAGTTGCTAGCTTGTTTGGGTTATTTTCGGCGGGTAAATACACTGTTGTCCAGCCGTCCACCCCGTTAAAAGAAATCTGAATCTGGTAGGTACTTGCTCCTTGTACAGCGTTCCAAACGTACTTAATACCGGAGGCGGTTTTACTGGCCGCAAAGCCCGTAGGTACGGCTAAAGAACTAACGGTAACCGTTCCTCCGGCTAATGAATCCCAGACCATTGTTTTTGTTAATTGCCGCCAACCTAGCAAAGTTGTGGCGTTGGCGGAGGTAGAGGGTGCCACGGGAGGGGCTTGCCCATAAAAACTAACGGCATACCCGGTAGCACCTTGTTCAATTTCGACTAAACCCGAACTTCCAATATTTACCGCTGCGGCGGATGCGCCAGTAGGTTTTAGGGTAGTAACCCCAGTAATGCGAATAAAAACATTAGGCCGCAAAGGATTATACTCCCAGGTTGTAATGCCGTTGGGTACACAAATAATAGTTTCCGGCGTGGTATCTATCACACTAGCTTTACTGGTAACCGTATCCCAATTAGTTACTTTTTGCAAGGTAATATCGTCTAGCACATCCGAGTTAGGCAGTTCGGCGCTTTCTATAATTCGCCGGTAACGACTTTCAGCGGCTACCCAATAAAACCGGAAACTATGCACCTGAATCTGGTTAACAATAGGTAAGGAGGCGGGTAAATCGCCGGTAAAAAAGTTGCCATCCCAGGCTAAATCAATATCCTTATTCGCCGTTACGGTAAAGTTTAAGGTAAACGGTGCCCCTCCCAAACGATCGGCGATACTGATGGTTAAAGCCGCGTTGACCGAGGTGTTAATATTGGTAACTTCAATACTAGCGTTTACCGCAATGGTGGCAGGACCGGCGTTGGAAATATTAGTAATCGGTTGCCGGGCGGCAATATCAAAGTTAGCCGTGTTGTTGGTGTACCGGGCAGCTAGAGTGCCAGCATCGTTAAAAGTAGTCGTGTTGCGGAGGCGAAGAATCAAGCCGCCTTCGTACAATAACTGTCCTCCCTGGTAGGTATTGCCAACCGTGTATAGAACTGGTTTACCCGAGTTGCCTTCAAAGAAGGTTTTTAAATCTTTGGACCTGATTAACTTATCACTCCCGGTCGTTGGTTCGGTATCATAAGCCGGTACAAAAACGTTCGCCGTAATGTAATCGGCTACGGCTTTGCCCGAAACCGGGTCCGTACCGTTGGAAGTAACGGTACCTGCTACCGTACCATTTTTCCCAACTGGTTCATAATACGTTTTACCCGCTTCCGTTAATGGATTGGGATAAGGAGCCGTTAAGGGTAATGCGGTGCCATTGCGGTAGAAACCCTGCCAAATAACCATCGAAGGATTGCTGGCATCTCGCACCTGGATTTGCCGGGTGTCGTTAATTGGATACTTAATATTGGCATCCCAAAAGGTTATTTCATCTTCCCCAGTGCCGCCGTTAAATCGGATATCTACTTCTGCCATATTATTCAGGGGCTTCTACTTCGCCGGTTACAGGGTTAAACAAGGTGATGCCTTCTAAATGGATTAGCAGGCCGTTCAATATCATTTTCTCAATCGCCTCTCCCGAACGGGCATTATCGTAGAAATACTGCCAGTTCTCTTGCGTAGTCGCGGTAAAGGTGGTAATGGTTCCCGCCGAGCGAATCTCGCCGTGTACGTCGACTAAAACCGGGATGTATTCTACCGTGATAGTTTCTAAGTCCATGGCGATGCGCACGTCTTTAATTTGATAGCGGGTTAAAGGTCCGGAAAAGTCGTTCACCTGGAGGTAGCGCGGCGTTTGGCCAATCTGCGCCGTAAAGTCTTTGTTATTATAGGAGAAAGTATAAAGCATCAGCGTAGATTATTTAAAGGAGTGAGAGTAAAGCCACTACCCGAAAGCGTAGCGTGGTTCGATCCAATTAAATCCAGAATCTTATTGCCGCTATCAATTAAATTAAACAAATAATAAGCATCCAGTTTGCGGCGAATGGATTTAGAAGGATTAGCGTACAATCCGTTATTTTCCAGGGTTATTTTCTCGCCCGGTTGTAAGGTTTGTCCCGCTTTTACGTGGTAGGCTTGCACGGCGTAGCCTTTAAAAGAGTTGATTACCGTTCCCGAGAGAGGGAAGCTAATCGTATGGGTCGCATCGAGTAACAGGCCGTTCTGTATTTCGGGAAAGCCCGTTTTGACTTCCAGCCCGTTGCTCACCCGGTTGATGGCGGATTTGGTGTAATAATCTACCCAGGCAAGGGCGGCTTCCGCATCGCTAAAATTTACCAAATCGCCGTGATTCGCATTTAAGGGTGGTCCGTAAGCCGTAACGTATACCTTAATTCCGTACAGGGTAAAACTTGCCCCAACGTCGCCGCTGCCTCCTGCATTAAAAAACAAGTTGGTAGTGCGCGCTGCGGAAGAAAAAAACAGTTTTACTTTCCTGCGGGTACCGGCTCCCACAAATAAATCTATAACGTTGCCAATCCGGACCTGAACGGTGGTATTGTTATTCTCTAAATCTAATTCAATCGTGTAGGTTCCACCGGCTAACGTTAGAGGGCTGTTACAAATCAGGTGGGTTTGATTTTGCGCCGAAGTGGAAACGGTTTGCGTTAATGTAACCGAATTGGCCACGGTATCATACACAATCGTCGCGTTCCCCGGATTGGTAACGGTAAACTCACTCAGTCCTTTGTCTAAAGTAGGGTCTTGAATGTATTGGGGTTTGGCGTAATTAAATAACTCTACCGAATCCCAGGCTTTTTTACCACTTCTATGATTAAAGGTCCAGTATTCGATACCATGCGGGTGCAGAAATTTAGGCACTATCCCAATTTCTTTAAAAAACAACTCGCTTTCGGTCAGGGTAATTTCCCGGTTAAAGAAAGCTAAATTGGAGTAATAGCTATCAGAATACTCCGTCTTGTTGTAGCGTTCTCCCAGGCGAATAGGGCTAGTATTAACCGCTACCGAGGTAAAAGTACCCGAACCGCCTACGGTCGCTGGGTATACTTTGCGGTTGACAATAAAGTAAGCACTCGTATTCACATTGCAAAACAGAATCTTTTGCGCCAGGTTATTGGGTAAAGCAATAGAAGCCTGCCAGGCTCTCCTGCCCGAACTTAAAGTGCCGTAAGCGTTGCGAAGATTAAAAGATAAAGTGCTGCCCGTATATTCCAAATCCCAGCCGGTAACGGTGTTGTTGGCCGTGTCTTGTAGTTGTTTGAGGTATAACCGGCCGTTTTTTAGTACCACCGTTACCATTAAAGTAAAGGGTTTAGTTAAATCAAAAAACGGCTCCATTCGCTCCGGTTGATTTACCAGCGGAATATTTACGTATTGGGAAGGTTTTAGATAAAGCATGTTCTCCACGTTTACCCAATCTTTTTCCGTTTGATTATCTCTTATCTGGACTGCTCGCATCGCTATATTTTCCTAATGGTGAGCAGCAAAGAATTGGGTACCAGCGTTACCGTATTGATGGCACGCACGTGCATAATCTGGGTATCGGAAGTAGTGGCAATGGCCGTTTGCAAAGCCGCTACGGTGCTAGCGGTTGTCCAGTTAGCGGCAAAATTCAGCTTATATTCATAAGTGTAGTTGGTTAGCGGGATAGCCGTGGCATCGTAGTTATTCAAAGCATCCGCTACAACCGTCGCTACTTTGCCTTTAATGGCGATACTATTGGAAGTCGTGTTTATATCTGGGTTCAGGTCCAGTTGGTAGAGCTGCTGGGCTTCGGTCGTTAATCTGGGGTCGTTATCCCCTACCGCAATGGGAGCGGATGCCAGTAAAGGAACAACGGATAAAGTAACGCCTCCCTTACCGGTTTTACTCGCATCGGGTAGAGTGTAATTACTTCCAGTGGTGGCACCCCCGCTCCGCACCGGAATAACTGAAAGCACATCCCCGGCCAGTAAAGTCGTGGTAAATACAATCTGGTCAGAACCTGCTGCCCGTGTAAATTGGGCGTCGTATAAAATACGAGGAACTAAGGCATTGTAAATAATTACTTTGTCTACCTGCGGGTAGCCCGTTGGCAAGGCAAAAGAATTCGTATTGGTGTACACTAAATCCGCAATCCTAGCCCCTGTTCCCCCACTACCACCGCTATTGGTGCCGATATAATCCAGCACTTCCTGGCTTAAATGGGTGAGTAGTACCGCCCCGGCGCTTAAGCCATTGGTAACGGTAGATATATTCTGAATCGCCAAAGCTACGCCTTGGAACTGGTCAGAAATATACTTTTGGCTAAGGGTTTTATCGGTATTTTGTCCGGGCGCGTTTAATACATCAGCTCTTGGCAAGGCACCCGTTACCCGGCTGTCATTACCCTGCATCACGGTGCCTGAAGCAGTACCAAAATCTTTATTAAAAGCGGTGCCTTTGTTGGTTATTGCGGGTTCTGCCCCAATATCTCCCGGCGAAAGCGGGTCGTTGCCGTCTTTGGAGTGCGTACCTGCATGCCAAGGCATTTCCAGATTGCCGGTTAAAGCTTCCGGGTGGAAAGTATTATTGCCAACCGATATACTTAATATCCCTTTGCCTATTTCTTCCCCTAAGTCCGCCATTAACTCGTAGACGAGTTTCATGTTAGGTACGTCGGTAGTCGACTCAGATAATACCCCCTTAACGGAAGATTTAGGCAGGTAATCGCCTATTGCCGTTTCGGTCGCGAAACTATCTTTAATATCAGCGGCCCATTCCTGAAAGGTTCCCCCGTTAATAGCAGCCATGCCGTTAGGAGCAAATTTAACGGCCCACTTCGCGATAAATTCGGCTTTCGTTAACTTGCTCATAAGGTTTGAATGTTAAGGCCGAATGCAAAATCGGAGGTTATCTGTAAAGCCCCTCCTGCGGGTACAGTGGCTATCGTTTGCCCTAAAGCGTTTTTGATGGTTACCGGCAAACCAGGTCCGCCTGTCTCGGGCACGTTGATTTCGATTTCGTTCGAAACCACTAATTGTAAGTCAAATAGTACAATCACCTGGGGCACGTTGCGTAAACGGCGGCTGGTTTTCTCCCAATTACCCGAATCCACGTAGCGGACACTGTACTCGGTGGAATGGTCAATTATCTTCCATACCTGCCAACCGGGAGCGGCAATGGCTTCAATAAAGGCTTTGCGTTTATTCTTAAACTCGGTATCCGTAGCAGCCAGAAAGCCGCATTTCAGCGTTACTTCCTTGTCCTCAAAAGTGGGATGGGCTAAATCAACCTCGGTACCGTTTTCTTCCGGCCAGGAGTAGGTAAGCGAATCTTTGCGTTTGGGTAACGAAAGAAAATCTTTGCTCCCATCCCGCACAAAAACGCCGTAGGTATCAAATATATCGAGGTTGTTTAGAAAATATCTTCCGGATGCAGCAGCCATAAGTCGCCTTTAGTGGCATAACTTAAAACTAGTCCAAAAGCGGGGTATTCGTCCGGGAAAGACATGCCCAAACGGTAAGAGGCAGAAGAAAAATTAAAAAGTAAAGCCCGGATAGTAGTCCGGGCTTTTTTTGTTACCGATTTACTTGCGGAATATTTTGGTAAACCTTCTCCACTACTTCTCCAAAGGTTTTATCATCCCAAAATAGCATCCCAATCAAACTTAATGGTATTTGCACTACCAGCACAAACAAGCACATAGCTAAGGAGGTCAGGCACATAAAGGCGAAGGTGGCGAGTATTTTAAGCTTTGTCAAAACTTTCAATTTTCTCTTTTATAACATCCAAGAAATCGGCTAATGCTCCTTGAAAATGCCAGGATTTTATAAAATCATCATAGTTGTATATCCTTCCTGTATCAGTATTATTTTCACCACCTGTAAGTAAATTATAAACTTCAGTATTTTTTTTAATATAAAAATTTGCTTTATTTAATAAAGAATCCACATCTCTTTCCCCTGAAGCTCTTATTTGTTTATTTTTACCTTTTTCATATTTGTAGTAGGCAGTTGAATATTCGCTGTATATAGCATCTAAATTTTTATACAACTCCTGCCATTGTTCTTTAGTCATACAATTTCTTTTTTAGGTGAATCTCAAAGATAGAAGTATCCTCTAATAATAGAAGGAATAGAAAAATAAAATAGTTGCAACAGTCTTTGCAAGTTTGCGTATAATTATATATCTTTACTTTATAATCAGGTGGCAGAAACTGGAAGATGCGCACGTACTCAATAAGGCAACGGCAGGTGAGAGATGTATTCGAGTAGCTAACGATTACAGTACCGAAGTTTGTAGGTTCGATTCCTACCCTGATTACGATTCTTTGCGACTTTTCTAAAGGTCAACAGGTTTTACGAGTTACTACCTGGCCCCGGAGAGAACAGAAGAACACTAACCTTATGTCGCATTGAAGGTTAGTGCCAGCCACAGGCGCTTAGCGAGTTTGAGGGAAAGCTGAGTCGTGGTAACCCTTAATTTTGCCTCTTTAGCTCAGTTGGTAGAGCAGCTCATTCGTAATGAGCAGGTCGCTGGTTCAAGTCCAGTAGGAGGCTCAACCCCAAGACGATGAATATGTCACAGATGGCCCGATAGAAGCGCAAGCGAGGGAATCGGCACTAGTAGCAAGTGAGGATGCACAAGGCAAGAGTGGTTATACCCGAAAGGGAGCCCGCTACAGCTTTTGTCCATGGCACTTACGGCCGTAAGCGTGAACCGGAACCGCGTCAGTGTTCCGGATTTTTTACCTCGCCTATGACAGAATTAAACTTGGAAAGCTTATCTTCCTTCCTGGCAAGTAACGAAGAAAAACGTAACCAGATACCTACTGGCCGGCAGATAGAAGAAGAATCAGGTTTACCGCAAGGGTATTTGAATAAGATTCTGAAAGGGGAATTAAAATTAACTGAGGCTAGAAAAGCTAAACTATTACCTGTTTTGAAGAAATATAGATTTTAATTCTATGAATATTACTTTTGAATATAAAATAAAGGACAAAAGAGTTATTTATATGTCATGTGATTTTGATTATAGAATAAATTTGCTTGACAAAATAACATTCTATGAAATACTGGATGGTTATGAAAAGCATTTGAAAGGCATTGGAGATGAACCAGACATTAAGCAAGAATTAAAAAGTCTTTACGCATATAATATAAGGAGGGATACAGTATTCATTGTCGCTGAAACATCAATAAAATTAAAAACAGGCCGTTACAATGAGGGCGGTATGAATGTTAGAATTGCAATGTTTTCCTAACCCATTTTAACGCCCTCTCTCTTAACACCAGTAACAAATAATATATGGAAGATCAGCAAATAGTAAATTATAACTATAAAAAAGGCGTAAGGACTATAAGACCTGCTAATAAGTTGGTTCAAAATTGGTTGTTTAATGATAACGAAGAGGAAGAGGCTGTTTTAGCTAATTATTTAGGCGTTGTGGCAGAAAAGAACGGTTTATCTGCAAATGTTTTATCGCATTTATTCCCGGCCATATTACGGATGCTTAAAAGTAATTCTGAATGGGCGAGGTAACACCAGTAACTAAAAAGATATGGAAGAAGAATTAATTACAGATGAATGGCTAAAAGCGCATGGTTGGGAAGCGCGCACTCTTTTTTATCAGGTGGGTGGCGGCGAAGATGAGGATGATTTGACTTATTTTGAAAAAAATGGGAAAGCTTTAACTAACTGGTATACCAAACGAGGTTACCATATTGCTAATGAATCCGACTTAACTTACCAAGATGGATTCCCGGAGAATGAAATTGTTGTTTATGCAGCAGATTTACTAAATATCTAACACCAGTGGTAAAATAATAAAGGATATGCCCGAATACATCATTACCGCTATCAAAGATGAAGAAACTAAGTATTACTGTGCCTTTGATTTAATGGTAAAGCCAAACGTATTGCAAACTACCCCACATCTGGATAGCGCCTTTGAGTTTAAGAGCCTGGAGAAAGCGGAAGGGTGGAAAGACTGGCTAGAGAAGAAGTTTCCAGAGTTTAGTTATAAAATAGAACCTAAGTAAGATGGAAGAGAATAACGAATTAAAGCCTTATTATAAATTTGGCAAATACAATGACCCAGTTGAAAAGCTAAAAAAAGCACGGCGCGAATGGATTGAACGTTATGGACCTAATTCTTACAAGGAAAATAAAGAACCTAATTTTCAAGAAATCCTAAAAGCTAAACGCGAATATTACGGTGATACAGAAGCTGCTATTGAATTTGCGGCAGAAGAGTATGCCAGGCAGTTAATAGAATTTGAAAACAATAGATTTCTCCGGTAACAAAAACAACTTAACCAGTATATAGTATTTAAACCCATCCGGTATGCGCTCAACTATCTACCTACTCGCTTTACTATTACTATTTGCCTGTACACCTAACGCCTCAGAGGAATTGGTACAGCCCCGTATTTCTATAAATTCTAACGCGGTTTATGATAGTGTCGTTTACGAAAACCGGCCTTTAGGTATAACCCTAGAATACCGGCGAATTGCCGATACCACTTTTACGGACCCGATTACGCAAGAAATAGTGCCCGGAATAAGCTACACCGTTCTTGTTTACGATAGCTTGCAGATAAAATCCCCCTGGGAAGGAGAGGTACGATTAGTTAGCATTAAAAGGCCATCTAGTAAGCCGGCTTTAAATTTAAGTTCTAAGAACGCTCCGGATAACGTGTACTTTGTACGCAAAGATAAGACTAATCCCGAATGGTCTTACTTATTCTATTACAAACGTGTTCCTACGGGTACCTACGCGCCCATGGTATGCCGGTTTGTAATCGGGAAATATGCCTCTGACCCGGACAATCGGTACGCCAACATCGCTAATTGGGATGCTAGTACCGTTAACGTTTTACGTAGAAACGGGAATACTTCTATCTTTCACATTATAAACCCATACGCGGAATAATGGATAACTTACCTGTTATGGAATTCAATAGATTCTTAACTGCTCCCGGCACCTTTAAAGATATGTGTGCCCTAATTGAAGAGGCACAAATCTTAGAAGTAGACGGAAAGTTTGCCACCGCCCAGCAAATATTTAATTACTCTCCTACGGGTGAATTGTACCGAATACAGGAATGGTATCTAATGGCCTTAACCGTATTAGGCAAAGTCACGCAAGAAGAAATTGACCGTTTCCTGGCTCAATCATTATTTAAAGATTTTACGTCTAATGGATAACTTTCACTGGTACGACATACCCGGCTTTATACTGGCCATTATTGTGCTGGCGTATTTTGTCCGGGCATTTATACAAAGCAGAAAATAAGATGAAAGTAGCATTTTATATCGACGGTAGTTTTATGAATTACAACGAACCATTAAAATTAACTACTGAATGGGAACTACCCTTTTTACCCCGCAAAGGTGAATACATGGAGGGTATTGATAAATTATTTAAAGGTAAACTACCCGAAGTTATTCTCGGACAAAGGTGGTATGTCATGCATGTAGATTGGGAGTGGCACGAAGAAACAAACTTTCTAATTCCGGAAATTTACATCCAGCATGTAGAAGCGGATAGGTAACAATTAAGACTAATAACCATGACTACTTATAAAATGGAAGATTTAGACCCGGAAGAAGCACATCTAATGATGCTGACCGGGTTAACACTAGCCGAAAACTACCAGCATTTTCAGAAAACAAAGCAAATGACGGAAGCGGCTATTTCTAAAGCGTTGAGTAAAATTAGCAAAGATGATCCTACTAAAGAAGAACTGGAAAGTTGCGATAGAACCTTACGGCAAATCATCGCCAAGCATCAGGAGTTTTTAAAACGAAATAACGCCACTATGGATTGGCGGGTATCGGATAAGATTTACCAGGAATATGAAAGCTGGGTATATTTCCAAATCAACCTGCTAACGCCTTTGCTGGATGAAATTAAGGAAAGGTTAAAGTAACGGTTGTACCTCACCGGTAGAGGACCATACGCCCCTGGGGCCGCGCCTGGTAGCAGCAGGTTCAATTCCTGCCACTGTTGTTTAACCTTTTCCTGCCTCTAATCTCCAGCCTTTTTAGTTTGGAGCTTTTTTTGTTTATTTAGGGGTATGAGAAAATTGATACTACTAGCCCTTATTCCACTTTTAATTTCCTGTGTAGAAGAAAAAAAGAAATACACCGCATTTGATAGAAGTTATTACAAAGAAGAATTGCGCAATAACTTCTTAGATGCCGGCATGGAAGTAGATATTGCTATAAACGGCGATTCAAGTGAAAACCTACAAATTTCTAATATTCTTTTTAACGATGTTTGGGATAGGAAATTTGAAACTCAAGGATTATATAAAAAGTGGTTTGGAATGGGATTTGAAAAAATAACTATTATTGATGGTCATTTTAGGTATAAAAAAGAACACGATGCCTTAAGTGAGTATATGCCAGAATAAAAAGAAGCCTCCCGATGTGGGAGACCTCTTTTTATCCGCGGCCAGGTCTGCCGGTATATCCATTGGAGCGTAATTGATCTTGTTCTGTAATTCCAGTTCCGGCTTTCATCTTACCATCCATAGACTTAAGATATTCTACGGCAAGGGGTAGTACTTTTGTGGCCTCAGAACTTATTCGGGTATATTCCGCTATTTGCCCTAGCTTTTCATCCATTTGAGAGAAAACGGCATTGGTAGGCTGCGTAACTTGCGTATTATTGGCAAGAGCCTCGGTTACTTTCGCGGCATCAAAAGTAAATCCATCGCTAAATTTAGAAGCTAAAGTTTCTAAAATTTGGTTACCTTTTACCGTTTCAAAATTAAGGGTTGTTAAGTCTAGTTTATCTCCTAAACCGGCAACTAGTCCTTTACTCCATTCATAGAAATCACCCGATTTACCCTGTACCTCGGAAGGGATTAAACCAGTTCCATCTGATTGCGGTAGGTCCGGATTACCAGCCAAAATAGCTACCAACGCACGCACATCTTTGAGAACTTCCAATTGTTCGAGTTGAATAATTCTTTGAGCACCCCATTGGGAGGCTAAAAGTTGTCCTGTTTCCTCAGTGAGCTCCCGGCGAATCGCACCTTTCAAAGTATTAGCATCATCGGAACCCGTAGCTTTACTAAAGTCTAAGCCTGCTATTTTTTGCAGTTCATCAAACTGTTTACCCGCATTGGTAATGATGGATTGATACATTTCCCGGAGTTTTTCTATTTCTCCCTCGTCTAAGCTACCCCCACTCTCGGAATCTAAAGCCAACTGGTCGTAAAACGCTTTTAGCGGCGCCTCCAAAGCTTGCATCTTTAAGGATTGAATGATGGCGGTCTTCATCATCTCCTCAAAACTTTGGGCAAAGTCGGCCGCCGAACGTAAGCCATTCTTAAAACCATCGGCCAAAGAATCAACAATTGCTGAAAAAGTGGTACCAGTTACGGTTTCCTGCACCTTGGCGCGGTACTGGTCTAATTGGTCTTGTAAATCCTCATAGTTACCCAATAACTCCCGCAATTCTTCTACGTTGCCTTTTAAACGGCCAGAGGACATTTGTGTGTATAAGTCCTCAATAGCCGCCCGGTTAGCGGCGATTACTTCATCAATTGTTTTTAATTGGCTTTCCAGTTGTTCCACTCCGGGGTTAACGGTAACCGGATTGCCGTTAATATCCCGTCCGGAGTTAGTGCCTCTGTCTGGTCTACCCTGATCGCCCCCAATGGTATCGTTTAATTTTTTAAGGGCCGCTTGGTACTTAACAATTCCTCGTTCGGCATTAATGAATAACTCTACCCCGTTAATTTTATCAATCGTGGCCAGCATATCCGATTGAATTAAAGACAACTGACGGCGATAAGCAGCTATCTTTTCTACTCCTAACGCTTTTTCAATCTGCCGGGCACCGTTTTCTAATAAGCGGTTCATTTCGGCAATAGCATCCTTGGCTCGTTTCAGGCTTTTTTCCTGCCTTTCCTGGTAAGCTGCTTGCCTTTCTGCACTTTTATCCATCATTTCGGTAAAGGTGGTCATCAGTCCAATACCTCCCGAAATAATAGCAAATGGATCTCCCGTAGAAGCTCCCTGAAAAATTTGCGCGGCACTCGCTGCTAAGTCAGCTACGGTATTAATGGCCTTGCCTGCTTTCTGGTCAAACTTACTGATCAAATCCCCGGCTTCTTTCAAATTACCAGCAATCTTTCCGGTATAATCCCCAATTTTAGCAAAGTTCTCAGCTTGAATATTAGCTAACTGGTCATTTACCCGAGCCAAGTTTTCCGTTTGTTTGGCGTACTCAGCAGTAGAAAGTTTTTGAGTTTTTAAGGTTTCCTCAATTAAACGCTTTTGTTCTTGTAGTTCTTTTTTATAAGACTTATCAACCCCCACTTTTACGCGGAACTCTAATTTCCCTAACGTTTCTTCTAACTCTTTTCGTAACTCTGGGGCGATATCTTCATTCGCTTTTAAGGCTGTTTTGATAGCATTGATCTGCGCTTTGGCTTGTTGGTCGGTGTACCGGATAATGTCTTGATTGAGCTTCTTATAAAGGGCAGTTCGCTGGAAATACTCATCTTTCGTTGCATCAATGGCCGCCTGTTTGTTTTTGTTCAGTTGGGCGATTTGATTATCAACATTCTGCCCGGGGCTGTTATCCCGGATGGCCTGCGCTTTTTTGGCGTACTGTTCATTAATCGCCTGGACTTTTTGGGCATAGGAAATGGTTTCCTGATAAGCCGCAATAAAGTCCTGCTTGCGTAGTTCCTTTTGGGAATTATAGTACTCCTTAGCTTGCTCCTTTAAAGCTTTATACCTATCCTGCACATCTGCATCATTCGAAGTGGTGTCTATTTTAGCGATTTCATTTTGCAGATACTCGCCATAATTAGCCAATCCGTTTAAATCACTTTGATAACGTTTATCAGCTTCCGTTTTGGTGGTTTGGGTTTTAAACTCTTCATAATCCACAAAAATTTGCTTTTGCCGTTCGGTTTCAATTTTTAGTTTTTCAGTATCTTGACGGTAACGTAAATCACTGATTACCTGGTCCCGTAGTTCTTCCAGACCTTCGGTTTTAATTTTTATCTTATTCTTCGGGTCGCGGTTAAATTGAGCAATGTCGGTGGCTAAATTTTTAAATTCATTCCGGATGTTCTGCACCTCACCATCTTCGGGCGTCATGTTTTTGGTGGCGTACTTATTTTTGAGGTTATCCAGCTTTTGCATCATATCCTCATATCTTTTTAAATAATCGTTGGTCGTTCCGCTGCCTTTTTTCTTTTTATCCGGGTCGTATTGTTCTATTAGCTTTTCTACCGCTACTAATTTCTTCCGTAATTCGCCTATTTTCTTATCACCCGGGGCTAAACTATTGATTCGAGCTTCTAAACCATTCTTAAGTGCATCTAGATCTTGTTTGTTAGCCGCTAAATCAAGCAGTTTTTGGTAGTTCGTTTCGACATCCGAAAGCAGTTTGCCAAACTCTGCATTACCGCTCCGCCGTAATACTTCTAATTGAGCCGTATATTCATCTACCTGTTTCTGGAATCTTTTACGCTCTGTCGGGTCGTTCGTGTCTTGCAAACTTTGTTGCGAGATAGCTAATCTTTCTTCTGCTTCGGCGATACTTAAATTACCCGCGGCAATTCTTTGCTTCTTTTCTGCCTCTAAATTCTGTTTTTTTAAGGCATCCAGCACATTTCTTGCCGCTACTAATTCTTCCCCGGCTTGTTTAGCCATTCTTTCGGACCGGCCACCATCGTTAATAGTAATGGATGTTTTCGCTTCCTGATAAGCTTTGGAAAGTTCCGCTACCTTCTTTTTCTGATCTTCAATAGTTTTATTTCTTTGGTCAGCCGATTGTTTTTCAATATTGCCGATTTGGTCCATGGCCCTTTTCGTCAGGGCTCCAATTACCTGATCATTCGCTCCCTGTGGATTGAATAATCGCGTAAAAAAGCCGGATACTGATTTTTTCGCGTTATCCCAGGTAACACTCATGCGGTTGGTTTTATCCGCTAAAGTATCTACCTCGACCCCGGCTTCTCCCATTTCCCGACGCATGATCCGGCCTACGGCTTCGGCCATGGTACCGCCTTTTTTCATTTCTTCCCGGACGGTTTTTTGGGAAATACCTAAGTTATCAATGATCCGAAGGGATTCTTTACCCAAACCCTCTACAATATCATTAGTAAGTTTATCAACGGATTCTCCCGTTTCTTTAGCGCGCTCACTTGCAAAAAGTAAGTACGTACCCATATCTTTCAATGGGATTTTAAGGTTATTAGCCTTTACCGTTAACCGTTCCAGGTCAAAATCACTAATAAAGCCTTTGGTTTCTTCCCGTAACTTTTGCAGGTAGGAGGCATCGCCAATTTTAGCAAAGGCCCGGTCAATTCCAGAAGCTTTTACCGCTACATCAAACAACTCCCTTGATAATTGTACTGCTGAATCTATTAAACCCACTAAGCCCAAAGCCCCAGCAACATTGCCTAGTACCGATTTAAACCGGCTTAATCCACTGATATTTTTATCAATGGCATTACCAAATTCGTCAAATCCAGCCTTGCCTTTATTTTTAGTTCTTTCGATTATACCTTCCGTATCTTGTAATTTGCGGTTGTACTTGGTAATGAGTTCAGGGTTGGTTGCCTCTGCTATTGCTTTTCGATAAAGCTGAGCTAGTTTTTCCAACTTCTGCAAGTAGCCCATCTGCTCCTTCATTGGACGTCCCATTGCATCAAACCCATCTTTACCAACATTCTTGATGGCTTGCATTTCCTTGGTTACTCGACTCATTTCACCAACATACTTTTTAATCGTAGCTGGATCTGTGGCTTTTTTGACGATGGCGTCATAAGATTGCCACTCTATTTCCAACTGCTGAATAGATTTTCGAAACTGTTGGCCACCCTGTTCGCTTTTATTAAAACCATCAATGGTACTGGTACCTTCCAGAATGGCTTTCACCCGAGTGATACTTTGCTCAATCTCAGCTATGTCTTTCTGAAAACTACCTCCTACTTCCGGATCAAGCTTGGCGCTTTGGGGTAAATTTTGGTAAACAGCCTTGAGTTTAATCAGGCTTTTAGTTTGCTCCTCTATTAATTCTTTCCCGGCTTTTTGGAATTCATTATTATTCCTTAGCTCTGTACTCGTTTTTACCAGGGCCGTAACTAATGCATTCTCCTCATCTTCCAGTTTAGCTAAAGCCGAGGCGTACGCATTAGCATCAATGGCGCCCTCTTTAAAATCGGTTTCAATTTTAATTTTAGAATTTTCAACGGTTCCAAGTTCACGCTGGATTTGTAACAACTCGCGGTAATCATTTTTAACCTTGGAAATTCCCGTAGTGTTAATGTTATCGCCAATCTTACCAGTTTGGACAATTAGTTCATCAACTACTTTTTTAGCCTCCTCAATTTGCTTGGTTAAAACGAAGGCATGAGGGGTGTCTTTTTGGGCATCGGTTAACTGACTGTAAGACAACCGTAAACTTTCTAACCGGGCCTGAGCTTCGGGTAGGTTGCCTAAATTTAAACTAGGAGTAGTGGTTAATGCTTTGTTGATAGCAATAATCTTTTCTTCTACCCGGTCCATATCGGCTAAGAGTTGATCTCCCTTACCGGCTGCCATATCGGTATCTGACAACTTTTCTAAAGCGGCCTCTAACTCCCGGAATTTCTGCTTTTCTTTTTCCAGATCACCCAGGGTAAAAACCGGCATGGAACCTGCTGCCTGCTTTAGCTCGTTTATATCGGTAGTCAGTTGATTGACATTCGTAGTAGCTAAGCGGGTATTGAGTTCGATTTGCGGAAAGTTTTGCAGGCTTAACAAACCTTGGTGTAAACGGGCCAACTCATTCACGGCACCGTCTATATCTTCCTTCATTTTGCCGCCGATTTCGGGCAATACTTTATCGGTAGCCGATAGTTTATCGTAAGCCGCATTCAAAGCTTCAATCTTCTCCCGACGCTCTTGCATAGCTTGGGTAGCCGCTTTTTGCACCGCTTCGTTCTGCTGCAAGGCTTGTGCTTCCCGGGCCAGTGCGGCACTCAAATCAGCTTCCAACGCGTTTAAACGGGTTAGTTCTTCCCGGTACGCCTGGGCACTGATGGTCTTGGCCTGGTAATCAGCACCCAATTGCACCTTATCGAGATTAACACGTTGAATCTGCGCATTTAAATCCTCAAAGGCCCGGATAGCCGCTTGTACTTCCTGGTTTACTCCCGAAAAAGCCCCGGTTGTATTTTTACCGATATTGCGGTAGGCATCGGCTACTCCTTCCAAGGCTTTTTCGTTGGCCTGGATTTGTTTAATCACCTTCCCAAATTCACCCGTAACGGTATCGCCCATATCTTCGGCGCCGTCTACCATTTTCTTCAAATCCTCGGCGTATTTATCTAGGTTAATACCCGCTTCGAAAAACAGCCCTTCGCCTCCACTTACATTTACTGCATCTGCCATAACTAAATACCTAAAAGCTTATCTATTTCTGCTAAATTATCGTCCGTTATTTCAATCTTTTCTGGAGCACTCTTCTCTTCTTTGGTTTTATAATCCGGAATAGAAGCTAAATCCATGACTAAGTTAGCCCAGGACATGCCCCATAGTACTTTTTCCCGGGATTCTCTAAAGTACTTGCGATAGCTGCCGATTAACTGCCAGGGATTGTTGAAGGGGCTATTATCTCCTCCTTCGCTGGGCTCGTCCTTGTCAGAATCTCCGCTCCTCTTACCAAGACGATACAGGTTAAAAAATCCGATTGCCCTACCTGCACCTGCATCCGGATATGCGCTAGTATCACGCTCAAATGTTTTAAAGAAAAGTGATAGCGGATAGTCTGTAAAAGTTCTTCCTCCGGTTCCTCTGCGTTGTTCTGAATGCCAATCGCGGCCATGCGAATAAACTTGTCCATGTGTTCGGCACTCGCTTTGGTTAAGCACTCGGCCATGTTACCCGTCAGCATATCTGGCGGTAACTGAATAGCTAAAGCCGAATACCGGTACATATTCCCCGGACTAATGGGCTTTATCGTATATCTACGATTTAGTGGCTTGCGGCGAATAAAGCAGTATACTTTCTCATACCACGTTTTCGGATCCACGGCGATCTTCACTACCAATGGTTTTTCCGTCAGGGTGTCTACTGCTTCGGTGAGTACTATTTTAGGGTCAAAAGGACTGGTTTCTTGCATATTAAACCTCTATAAAACGTAATAAAGGCCCGTAACTTTTTTTTGCAGAACGGGGATGTACATAAACGTAATCTTTGCCATATAAACTCTTGGTATCTTCCCCGACGGATAAGAAGGCCTTAGGGCATTCAGTTAAATACCGTTTATAATCTTCTACTGCATCCTCAGATTCTCCGATAGCTTGACAAAATGTTTGGGCTAATTCCGATAGATCTTCGGCACAGGCGATTTCTTTATATTCAATTTGCCGGCAATCTTCACCGGGATTTTGGTACCCTTTTACAAGTGCGTACATAGTTTTAGAAATTAAAAAAGGCTCCGTACTACAGGAGCAGGAGCCTTTTAATTAAAGGTTGAACAGTTTAAGAATTTTTAGGTTTCTCCGTTTCTTTCACTTCGGTTGCACGTTCGGCGGCAACTTCCCACTTTCCCACTCGTTCGGATACTTCTAAAATTTGCCCCTTTTCGGCGGTTTTAATTACTCCCCCATCACTGATAGAGGTAGAATCTTTTACTTTAATTTTCATACTCGCTAAACTTTAAGATAAATAACCCCGAACAATAGGAGATACACCGGCTTTATCCGGAATCAGGATGGTACCCACAAAGTCAATCTGACCGGCATCGCTTTTGTTGATGTTAATGTTCAGGCGTGGTACTACTTGTACTTTCGCCATGGCCCAGAAGTGATTCGCTTTGTCCTCAATGCGGACGGAGTAAATAACCGGTTGTAAGTTTTCGGGCGAGTTCCAAACTTTCGCCGCCCCGGTACCTACTATCGTACCACCAAAAGCCGCTTGTAGGGCTTCGGGTGCCGTGTTGTAGGTAGACCAGTTTACCCGCTTGGCGCCGGGTGTGTCCTGGGAGATAATAGCGGTATCGGATTCTTCGATAAAGATTTCCGATTTGGTGCCTTCTTCCGAGGTAATGGAAACCGAATCAGGCTTGGTATAGCCAAACTTTTCGGTTAACGTGGTAGACATACCTCCGTCACCGGCTGGTGTGCCTAATAAAATTTTTGCCATTCCAAAGGTATATTCTGCCATGGTTTTAGTTACTGTTTAAGTTGAGTGAATGAAATCGTATTCTAAAATTTAAATAATGTTGGTTAATGCCTGGTTCTTCGTATTGATTCTGTTGTTCCAGGAAAAAAGTATAACTGCCATCCGGTGCCCAGAACTCTTTTAAACCGGGCCTTAATAAAGCGGCAAACTGTTTTAAGCGAATGCCATTAGGTAAAGAATTATCGTGGTTCAGGTTCAAAGCGTACACGTTGACGTTTAACACGCCTTTTTGCACCTGCTCTTCGTTCAGAGCCAGGGAATTTATCACCACATCTTCCGCAGTAGAATTGAGCGGCCTTTTACCGTCCGGATAAATCTGCCCGGTTGGTTTAGTTGGCCCTACCAAGATTGTTTGCAAGCGTTGGTAGAGAATATCTACTACTTCGTATAAGGTGTATCCCATTACCTAATTTTCGCTCCTATGGCCTGAATAGCTTCCTGTAGTTGCGTTTCTGCCGTTAAGGAACTACCCGTTAAAACATCTTTTCCTTTGCTCTCTACACTAGCGGCGTACTCCATACCGGCTACTACAATTAGCACATAACCGGCTGAATGCCTAGCGGCTAGTTCTTCGGCTAAAGCCTGACCTCTGGCCATACCCGTGGCCCTGTCTGTTCCCTTGTCCGCAGCCTGAAAGTTGTTTTCTACTATTTGACCGTCTTTTAATATCAGAAAGCCGATAGAAGAGCGTAGATTCCCGGTAATGTCGTTGTACTCGCCAAACTCGCGAGCATTGCGAACGAACTCTAAACCGATTAACTGCAAGCGAGAAAACACTGCGTTGTGCAAGCCTTCTAAGCGTTTTTCCAGCATCCGGTTGATACTGGCTTGATTGAATTGGGCTTTCATATCCAGAACCGATTGTGAAAAAAGCCGCGTTCGTACCGCTTCACCTGACCAGAGACTACCAGATAATTCCCTTGCTTTATTTCTACTTTGGTGCCCGTTGTAATATCCACCGTGCCACTGGGCAAAAACACCGTAAAGGCAAAATCTATCCGCTCTCCGTCCGTTGTGGTAACTATTTTAGCCCCACTCCCCGCATCGTTGGTTTCGGCTCTACAATCCAGTATTTGAGGGTTATTAACCCGCGTAGGCTGGATAATGCGGCCGTTCGCATCTTTTTGGGCTTCCGGATAATACCCTGCATCGAAATAAAGCTGGTGCGGGTATTGGCTTACCATAAGTGCGAAATATTGCGGATAGTTGGTTTTGGCTTTTCTACAGGCCTTAGCTCTAATGGAATCAAGTCCATTCGATTTGTTTTAAGGCCTAGAAGAACAATGTTGCTGTTAATTGCGGCCTCTCTTGACTTAAGGTCAAAGCCTCCCTGTTGGACGCTTTCGGTATTTCTTAATCCCAACAAAACGTAAATAGTCGCCACATCCATTTTCAACTCATCCTCATCGGAATAAGGTGTTATTGGATTTAACTTTACCTCTTTCCTGTTTAAAGCACTATATAAGAGCTCATCTGTAGCAGATAAAGAAACCCGGGCTTGCAGTTCTTTTTTGTTGGTATTGGTCATTAAGCCGCCACGTTAGTTTTTAACACGTAGATGTTATCCGCTGCCTCAATACCTGGGAAAGCGTTTAATTCAATCTCGGTATATTCTCTCCAGGGATCGTCATCGCGCCATTTCTTGATTAAAGCGCGGTCGTACTTGGCATAGGTTTTACCTGCTACCGGCGCGGCTTCTTCAATCACGTAGGCATTGTGTACCGTGCCTAAACGACCGGCCGGCATAAACACCACGTTATTAGCTTCAAAAGGACGTTGGTATTTAATCGGAGCAGCTTTATCGGCTTGGGTAGCGATGCTTTCAATACCGATTACCTGATCTAGTAAGTTAATAGTAGGTAAGCGGTTAGCACCTAGAAATTCATTTACCCGATCTAAGGTTACCACAAACTTGGCGTTAGAGCCTGGGTTATTATAGCCTGAGATATAAGCTTTTAAAGCGGCGTTTTGGGATAATTGGAACCATTTGGCGTTATCCATCCAAATAGAATCAAATACTAATCCTTTTGTATTGGAAGCCGATTGAACGACGTTTCGGATATCTTGAATCGGATCAGAAGTTGCATCACTCCACACTTTTACTACGGGTAGTAAGTGTGAAGCCATATCGTCGGGCTGTAACAACGGAATAGTACCGAAAACTGCGCCGTCCGGGTTATTGAGTACACTTACATCGATTGTGAGGGTAGAAATACCCTGCAAAAACATGTAATCCAATCGAAGATCCGTAGACAAAGAAACTTCCTGCACATCGTTTTGCAACAAACGGGCAATTTCATCTTCTAACTCTACTCCTGACATGTAATTGCGGAGGTTCTGTATAGCACGGTAATCGTCCTGATCCATGGCGAATTTCTCTTTCATGGTCGGTATTTTACCGCTTACAAAAGAGATTCCGGGCCGGGAACGTAATGGAGCCGGTGAATTTTTATCTACAATAGAAGCAGCGGCCGGATTACGGCTTTTGCCTACTACGGTTTCAAAGCTTAATTCTCCTTTTTTCACTCCCCACGTTAAGTATTTGCGCCACAGGGTACGGCCAAATAAAGCTACCTGGGAGTTGTCGATATAGGCTTGCATATCGGCTCCCACGTGCATATTGGGAATTAATTCTTGGTATATACTGGTTGCTCTTGACATTTCTTAGAGTGATTGAGAGTAAATAATGCGCGGCAAAGCAGCTTCTAATTCAGGGGAATAAGGCACCCGCTTGGCGTACAGAGGATTGTTCGGATTCGCTATTACTACAGTAATACTTTCTCCGTCTCTTACAATTTTATCCGCGTAGTTAACGCTGTTCACACCCCCAAAGGAAGAGTTAGATGCGCCAGTGGTAGAGGAAGCAAAAACCAGTTCACCCGCGTTCACTGCGCCAATAGTGGTGCCTACGGTAACAACATCGTAATCCGCATTGGTTTTGTCGATTGCAGTAATGGGATAAGCTTTATTACCGGGTTTAGCGGCAAAGTTTTGTCCGATTGCAAGAGGGCTGTTTTTATTTACTTTATAGGTGGTTGCCGAACCGCCTGCCGTTTCTACTACAGTGCCTACTACCAAAGGCTTAGCCAGTCGGGTAGTTTCGTTAGCGATCATCGGGCAACCGGCTGGAATGACATAACCATCGGGCAAGCCGGTACGGTCTAAGCCGAACCCACCTTGCACCGCACTCATTTGACCGCCGTTACGCTGCCAAACGGGAATGTCGTTCAGGGTCTTTTTGGTATAATTATATCCTAATCCCATTTTTAAACTTGTTTAGTTTCTTTTTCTCTTTCAATTAGCCGTTTCATCGCCGGGCTAACTTTGTTATCGGCGGTTGATATACCCGTTCCTCGCGGCGGCGGGCCTCCGTTCGCGCTACTATTGGCAGCTTCTTGTTTAAAGGCGGTATAATCAGCTTCAATCTCAGCAGCAACGGTTTCCAGTTCTTCTTCCGTTTTAGGCAAGCGACCTTTGTAAAACAAGGCCGGAATGTCTTTTAAGCGGGTAGATAGTTTTTGCTGGATAGTAGTTTGTGCCTTTTCGGTTTCAAGTGCTTCCATCTTTTGAGCGAAAGGCTTAAACCAATCAGGCATTTCTGCCGGAGGTTGTTGCTGTTGATTTTGCTGATTGAATTGCTGATTTTCGGAGTTGTTGTTTTGTGCCTGCTTTTTCTTATCGTTTACCGCTTTATCATCGGCTTTCTGCATAGTTAAAAATGCACCGTCCGGATGTAAACCGTTAAAGAAATCTAATTGGGCATCAATGACACCATCTTCGGCTTCGTCAACAATGGTAGGGGCAACTTTAGCCGCAAATGCGTCTAACGTTTTGTTGGCTAAGGCAATCGTTTTAAAGCGTTCTTTAAACCGAGCCTTAATGCGTTCTTCTGATACAGCCATTTGTTTTTAAGTCGTCAAACTTGAGAACTTAAAAATATCTTTATGGGTGCATATTCTAGCTAAGACCAGTGAGGTAAGAGATGCCTGTTTGAGATTAGGCACACAATAAATTGGAAAGGGCACAAAAAAGCCGGTAGAGGTGAGTTTCTACCGGCTAAAAATAGGAACAAAGAAGAATTAATTGAAAAAGTTAACTGCCAAAGATATTGCCGTAAACGTTCCTCCTAACAAACTGGAAGCGGCTAAAATAACAAACTTCGTTTCCTGGCCTAGCTGACCTTCTGCCGCTTTCCGGGAAAAATAAACGCAAGCGGTAAGGCTTACCACAATAATACCAACGCAGAGTGCAACTATTGCATAACTCATACCCGAATATACGTTAATTTTGATTAGGTAAAACCGTATCAGAGAAACCCATATAACCAGCAGAAGGAGAATAATTTGGTTTACCCTCTATCAGAAATTTGGCACCTACTCCCTGTTCGATAACGGGAAGAAAGTATTGTTTATGTTCCGGTTCAAATTCAATACCTTTCAAAATTTCGGGTTGATTTAAATTCCTAAAAGTTATTTTAGTTTCCTCAATAGAATACACTTCCCAGGCGTTATCAGGATAATCTTGTTTAACTGGTTCTGGGGCTATCCAATTACCATCTACCACACTACCGCCAAAAGCTGCCTGCAAAGTTTCAGGAGTAAAATCCGCTGTTTCAAAATTAAAGCGAGCATTACCACTCAAGGAGGAAACAGGACGGTTATTCCCACTAGATAAATCAACGGTATTGGAAGCATCCAAATCTATTTCTTTACCGTCTTCCAGGATTATTTTCTTTAGAGCAAAATGTTTAGTTCCCATACGCGAATATACGTTAATTTTCTAAAACCTGCTTCATTAATCGCGGGTTATTCGTATATTTAAGTATGGTAACAACTGAATCAAATATAAATATTATTCTACCTGTGCCCCGTTTTTATAAAAAAGACGGTTTCTATTTAGATAAAATGACACCGGAACAAGCAGAGGTATTTATGAGGAATGCAGAGGAGATAAATTACCTGAATAATCAACAAATACTACGTGATTGTTTTGAACAAGTAATGCAATTAACGTGTCGAAAACCCAATATGCCTTCTGATAATCTACGGGCTTCTGTCCTTCTTTGTCAGCAGTATATAAAAGATTTGCAAAAAGGAATTAAAAAACATTCTAATCCCTATAAGCATAAACTGGAATTAAATGATAAATTACACCAACTTCGATTGAGTTACCTAACTGACTTTAGAAATCGAATGCACATTACCATGCAAACGCTTGCCTATAGGGAGAAAGTTGGTAAGCATATTTAATTATTCCGACTTAACAAATCGCTTATTTTCTACCATCCAGTTAGGTAATTGTTTCCAGCCTTCCATCTTCTCCCGGTTTTCAGCTACATACGCTTTAAAAGCGGGAGAAACATCTTTTATTCTACCTTCAAACTTAAACTTATCTGCTTCTCCAACTAATAAAGCATCCTCGTACTTATCGTACTGTTCTTTAGAGGCAAGAACTGGAATTTTATAACAAATACAGTTGGGATGCCAATGTACCCAATCAAAATCTACGGGATAAACACCCGCTAAATTATCGCAAATATCGTAAGCAGGATGATTTCGGGAAAGTTTAATTTCGTAGCCTAATACAAACTTAGTATTCTTCCATTGTTCCCCATCAGCGGCCCGGTATGCGGCATTAGTTTCCGTTCGAGATAATCTCAAAGCGTTTTTGTAGGAACTTTTATAAATTCCGACACCAGGCTTATACAATTTCGCCGGCTTACTTAATACCAATTTGCCTTTGGCGTTCCGTAGCCGCCGAAACAATCTATCCGGTTCTTTTAAGAATCGTTTGGCTTCCTGGGCCATCTTGGCGGCACTCTGCCCTTCGGATAAGCCGACAAATAAGGTTTGTTCAATTTCCGCTTGCAGTTGGTTAGTCAGGTTCCAAACCCTATCCGATAAGGTGAGCCTACGCGTTTTGCGAGCGATAAAATTTGAAAAGGCTTGTTGGTTGCGGAAGGCTTGCTTTACGGGTTCTGCTACGGTACCGTACTTCTGTTCCAAAAGGGCTAGATTCTTGGCAGTAGACAGGTTAAACTCTCCTTGGATGCCATTTACCAGGGTAATCATTAATTGCTGCTGGAAGGCGGTTAAAATGCGAGTAATGGCACTATTTAAAGCCGGGTAATCGGTAATGCGGAAGGTAGTATTGGTGATGGTGATACCTGTAGAGGCCCGGAATACTTCATCTAGCACCGCGTAGTACAAGACCTGTACCTGCTTTTGCTGGGAGGCGAGGTTTTGCAGGTGTTGAGCTTCGTATTCGCGGTTAATATCTGGCATTAGTTAACTTTTTCAAACTTCTGATAAGGATATTTAAGAGTGTACCAGTCCCGATGTTCACAGTAGGTGCATTTATGTTCCCACTTAGGAGGATTGCTTAATAATATGGGCATATCTGTTTGCTGCATAGTACCGATTTTGCATACTTCACAAACATTCTCCACTAATAATACTTTAACTTCTGCAACTCTTTCCATTATTTTATCTTCTACAAAAAGGCACAAACATAAACACTTTACACTTCTTACAATAAAAACCTGCCTGCATTATCATTTCTCCTTTACACTGGATAGACTGCATATCGGCTAGTAATTCTTCTCCGGTTTTACCTACAAAGTAACAGGCAGAAGGACGGAAGATGTATTTAGGCTGGTTAGGGTTGTTCACTTTAAAAATTCTTCCCAAGTTTTTGCTTGTCCCCAAATCTTAGACATTATTAATACCATCGCTTCATAAGGAACATTTATAATACGATACTGATTATTACCAAAAAACACTTCGGTATGCTCTGGCAAAGGTTCATTATCCTTCATATAAGGGCTTATACTGGTTACACTTCTTAAGTCAATCTGACCAGTTTCCCAGATAAGTTGCTCATCACGGCCTAGCTTATCGGCTAATTCATCATTGTAGAGTACTTCCGCTTGTAGTATCACAGCAATTCCAAAGCTTTAAAACCATGATGTTTAAAAGGATTATGTCCAACCGCCATAATTGGAGGAGGGCGGTGCCCCATCGTGGCCAGCCAGATTTCGCCTGTGCGATTGATTTCAGCTAGTTCTTCCGGCGTTGGTTTCCAACAAGAAACGATAAAGGGAATTTCTTCACCATCCTTGCTGATTGCAACGGGCATATCGTCGGTGTTGGGATTGTCACCGGCACCAAGATTTAAATTAGATTCTTTAAAGGGAACAGGCTTCATAATTTAATTTTTCTCAATTTCCTTAACAACATTCTACCTACTATTTGCAGGGTTAACCGCCATCCAAAGCAGGTTAGCAGGTAATCAATATTCCACATTATTTTATCTTAGCTGCCAATTCTTCAATGATAGCCTTCCGTAAAAACTTGCGGTCGTTGCCAATCTTGATAAATGGAATTTCGGCAACCCAGGCGCCATCTTCTAAGGGTTGTACATAATCCAGAGCGATTTGCTCCATGCGTTTGGACATCTTTTGTCCTTTAGTCGGGTCGCTGCTGTATACAACGGTACCGGTAGTTACATTTGCCATAAATTTTAAATAGTTAAGGTTACTTTATCTTCAGTTTCTTCGCCTTGTAGTTGGGAATATTCCGTATCCGCATCTTTCACCAAAGGATTCTGACTAACGGCGGTTTTTTGGCTCATAATAGCTTTACCCCCCGTGGCCAGGTTGAGCATGTTTAATACATCTTCAAACGAATCAGGTAATGGATTACCAAACTCAATGCCTACTTTCAGGTTTTTGGCTTGTTGAGCAATAGTGGGATTGGTGTCCACAAATGTGGTTATAAAAGCTTTGATAATATTGATTTCTCGGTCTATCATCTCTTCGAACAACTCGTGTTTGCGCATGGCTTTGAGTAAAGCCTGGAAGAAAAGCAGCTCCATCGCCTTGCCGGAAGTAGTACCGATAGTAGCCATCTTCTCGAGGGAAATATCGGGCGTATCGGTAAAAAACTGGATATCTTCTTTCAGATTTTCCCGCTCTTGTTTTACCATTTCTACGGCCATTTGAGGAGTGAGGTAGGAAGCATCGGCACCCGGTCCATCTAATTCCACCACCCGCCCTACTTCGTCTTTCCCTGGCAAGGATTGTACGATTCCTTTTAGTATCAGAATAGGATCGGCGCTGTAGTCATTCACGTCCGCCCGCCGGGAACCTAAGTACTCGTACCGTTCAATTAGCGGCTGCACATCCGCCCATTCGGTCTGAGCTTGCTTGTAGTAGGATGCCGGAATTTTACCGATCGGATTGGCTTTGGTTTCTACCTCCCATCCATCGTCTTTTTTGGTGCAGTAGATAATGTTTTTTGCCTGGTAAACATCAAAATGCTCTACCTCCTTTTCCCCTTCCATCACGAGGTATCCCCGGCCAAAAGCTTGCAGGGCGCCATAACTGTCAAAAAGGGTATAAAGAGTGTCCCCTAGCGATTTGGCCAGGAGCATAGACCGGACTTTTACTACGCCGGGCTTGCTTTTATTTTCATCCGTCAGAGGATCTTCGGTTTGGGGAAAGAAAAGCCGGGCTACTTCGGTTTCAGAGAATAAGGTCCGGGCCAGTTCCCGGTTACGGGCATTTTGCCGCATATCTTTCCAGAGGTCAGTTAAGTAACCAAATACCTCATCGGTGCCTTCTGATTGCTGTACCAACTGCACGGGTTTACCGAATAAAAAGGCAACGGCGAGTTCCACAATCTTTTTCTGATAAGGGACGGGAAGTTTCCATTGCTTGACATTCTCGGTGGCGCCATCCGCTTTTTTGATAATCTTATCTTGGCGTTTCATTACCTGGTGTTCTGCAATTTGATATTGCTTCAAACTGTCCTCGACTACCTTTTCGCGGGTGACAAAACCACTCCGAAGGGAATCAATATTTTTTGCTTCAAGCAGTTCCTGAAATTTTTCTGGTGTCATATACCTGTTAATAAAATCCGTAATCACCTTTAGAAGTACCCGACTGGACTCCCTTACCAAAATCTTCTACCATGCCTGTTAAGCCATCTTCCGCATCATCGTGGGCATTTTTACCCGTAGCAGAATAACTGGTAACATGCTTGTAGAAAGCAGGCCATTTTCTATCCCATCCTTCGGGCATGTGTATTAGGTTAGTAACATCAGCGGAACGGGTAAAGATGCGCACTTCTTTGTTGAGGGATTGATGAAACCAGCTAATACGGGTTTTTGTGTTACCCATTATTCTTAGCTGAGATTCTACGTTCCGGGCAAATCCTCTACCCCCATTATTGCTTTCAATTTTGGCAACAGCTACCGCGTGTTTCGTTAGCTGAATAGCAGTTTGGGGTTCGGTTGTTTCCATGGGTGCTTGCGTATAAAACACGTCCGTTACATAAATACCGGTTTCTGTTTCATCGTAGACAATAGAGCAAAGGTAATCCGAACCGGTGTCGGCGGTATCCACGTAAGCCTTGCGAGTTTTGCGCTTACTGATAGGAATGATGGTGTAGGTTTTAAAGTCGGAGTACAGTAAACCTTCTTTGGGTTGCGGGTTTTGTAAATACTGCCGGCCAAACACCAACGGATTACGAACCTGCATAATTTTGAGCTCTTCCAGACTGTGTTTGAAAGGCCATAGAGCAACTTCCTGCCCTTGTTCATCTTCCTGAATACAAGGAAGACTTAATACATCCCATACTCCCGGCTCATTCTCCATCAGATAGCCGCATAAGTCGCGTTCGTGGAGGCGCTGCATAATAATGATGATGGGAGTATTGCGAGAGTTTACCCGGTTAGAAATAGTAGAATCAAAACGTTGGTTTACCCGCTCCCGGATAGTTTCTGAATCGGCATCTTCGGGTTTTATGGGGTCGTCAATAATGAGGGCTCCACCGAAACCTTGTTTTTGTTCAATATCAGTTAGAAAATCACTTAATTCTTTTTCTTCGCTTTCTTCATCTACTATTCCCGCTCCAAAACCTGTTACCTGGCTAGCAGCAGCAGTAGCATAAACTCCACCCCCCTTAGTTGTGTACCATTTTTTCTTTGAATTTGATTCGTGTTTAATCTGTACATAGGGAAACATTTCTTGATAATATTCCTGTTGTACCAAATCCCGTACTGTTTCGGAGTTGTCCAAGGCTAAATCATCTGAGTAGGAAAGATGAATGAATTTAGCACTGGGATTTAAAGCCAAACCATTGGCAATAAAAGATTTTACGGCTAGTTCCGTTTTGCCATAACGCGGGGCAATGTTTATGATTAAGCGTTTTATTTCACCGCGAAGCACCGCATCTAGTTTTTGCGTAATCAATTCATGATGTTCACCAATTACATATTTGCGGTTATATTGCTGATAAAAGAAATAGCGAGTAAAAAATAAAGACGAATCCAAACTCATAATTTGGGTCATTTTTTTTTCAGCCGGATCTATTTCAATTATAGTCATTAATATTTTTTTGTATTGCTTTGTAATATGCTTGTATTTCTTGCTCTGATAGTTTTGAAATATCAAAATTAATGTTTTGATTAATGTTAGTAGATTCGGTTTTCTCCACAAACAAACCATGTATTTTAGCCATATCCCTTAAGGCGGTATCAGCAGGATACAATTCAACGGTCGTACCAAACTGCCCAGGCTTAATTGCTTTAATGCGGCCTTTCTCTTTTGCTTGAACCAACTTTACCATGTTTAATTCTGCTACTTGTTTTTTTATGGGTGGTCCAGGAACTAGACGTATTGCTAATGGCTCTCTTTCAAGCTGCATTTGCAACCGTAAGATTTTAAGCTTGCGGGTTTGTTGCTGGCTTAAATGACTTTTCAAAGCTTCATCTATTAGTTCGGCTCGTTTGGCAAATTCTTCTTCAAATGCAACCTCCTCTTCTAATTCGTAAATAATTTCAATTAGCGGCTTTTCTACCTGGGCAGGCTCTTCTACTTCTACAATATCATAGAACTCATTTATATCTGATTTAGCAATATCGGATATTAGTTTTTTGGTTTCTGGAGCACCTAAACTTAACTCTTCTAATCGAACCTTTATAGCGTTTAGAATATGAGGTTTTCTGAGGTTTTCATACCCGATTTCAGTAGCTGATCTTTCGCTATATTTGGCAACTCGAGCGGCGCGTGTAGCATTAAAATCAACACAATACTCTTCCACGAACCGCTGTTCCTTGCCTGTCAATTTTTTCTGCTCGTTGGCTGATTCTTCTGCCATCATTTAATCTCAGTCAGTTCCTTATCCAATATTTCGACTATATCCGAGTACTTGACATTGTATCCTACAACATAACCTACCAAGAAACCGGAGGAGGTCAGAAGTAAGCCGAGAATGGATAAGAATACTATCATAAAAAATGTATACGATATAGTTCTAAAATTACGGAATAAATATACCTATTATTTTGTATTTTCCTATAAATATTTAGGAATTAGGTTTCCAATCACCATCGGCATCTAAATGGGGTGGTGGCCAGCCGTGTTTTCTCACCATCAACATGCGCATAAATCTTAACCAAAATCGAAAAATCTCATGCACGATCCGGAGAATGCCATTTACTGCGAAATAAGCAAAACCATTTAAAAGGATGGTCATTCCTAGAAAAGGGAAAAAGCCACTGAAGGCGATTTCTAATATCTTATTTATCATTTTCTTGCTGGTTTAACTGTTTTTCTCTTAGCTGTTCTGCCCACTGTTCAAACTCTTGGCGGGTGCGACCGGATAAGTTCATACTTTGGCGTTAATAAAATACTGAATAAACTTTATGCTATGTTTTTTGCATAAAAAGAAACTTGAAGTAGAAATATTAAACAAATAAATCCCTTCTTCTTGAAGAATAAAAAACCAATGGCAGTTACAAGACCATGTTTCTGATTTTAGTTTTTGAATTGTCGGTGTAGCAATTTTATATTCTAGATGTAAAATATCTTCTTCTGAAACCTCGCTATCTGTAAGGGTAAAAGCATCAACATTATAAGCTAAAAAGTTTTGGTGCCTTTGTCCTACCAAAAAAATATAGTGTCCACCAACAATAGGCTGGTCAAATAAACTTAGTTGGCAGGTTTTTGTAAGGGAAAGTTTCATGCTTTCTCGGTGTTAGTTGTTTCCTCTGCCTTGTTTAGGTGGTGGCGCAATAATCCTTTTTCAAGATATTCGGGAATTAATTCAGGTCTTTTTATTCTGTCAGTGGCAATAGGAACCCAACCATCGATTTTTATAATATCATCAGGCTCCGATTTAAAAAACATTTCGTACTCGGTAGTTTCTTCTGTTGGGGCTACAGGACGGGCGAGTAAGCCAGCTTTGTAACATTCGCGCTTGCATTCATCAACTTCTTCATTGGAAAGTAAATGGCTTTTAGGGTAAGGCGTAGGCTTGCAATTCTTCTTTGCCATCTGCTCGGCTTGTTCTTCGGTTAATGGTTCTATCTGTTCTTGTGATAGCCTAGCAGGTGTAGAATAATTCATACTGATTAATTTGTTAAGGGCTACCTCTGCCATAAAATAGGCTTGCTTATGAAGTCGTTCTTTGTTAAATTGTATATGTTTGATATAGTGATTGCCAAAGCCTTCCTTTAAAGCTTCCTCGTATTCAGATTGGGAAAATTCTGTATCTTCCAAAGCTAAGTATCTCCCTTCTTCCATATCTCCACCAGCCATTTCAGCTTTCATACCGGCAATTATTTCAATTCCAAGGTCAAACTTCTGTTCTTCGGTTAATGGAGTGGCTTGTGCTAGATAATTCAATACTTCTTTAGCTAATTCAGTCCAAGTTTCTGCGTTGCTATTGCATAGTATATGACCTATGTCTTTTAGTTTTTCTTTTTCTGTTTTCATATCTAATCAAATATATTGTTGACAATAGCGACTAAATTGCATCCAATGTAAAAGGCTTCTTGCGCACAAGTAGTCTGAACATAATAAGCCTGTTCTTTACCTTTTCGGTGCGTTCGTCTAAACTTGTAAGCATTTCTTTTTAGATAATCCTGGATTTTAACTTGGTGCTCCGTTTCAGTAATCATAAATGAAACTTCGTTGGTTGGTATGGCGGCTGGTTTAGGCTTTTCTGTTTTCATTTTCTTTTGGGTTAGGGATAGGAGTGAAAATGCGGAGCATTGCAACGGATAGCCCGGCCGCAAGGCAACCCCCAAATTCTATTTGACATATTTAGTGGCTTCTACTATTCCGGCTCTAAGAGCATCAGGCCGGGTGGTCTGGTCTTCGCCGTAGCAAAAGCTACTTCTTCCATTATTGATAAACTTCACTTTGCTTATCCATTTGTCTTTTTGCGGGTCTGGAGCTACATGAATGCCGATGGTATCCAGCCAGTCTACTATAGCAGCTAATTGAAAAGATTGTGATAATTCTTTAAACTGGTTTATTTGGGTACAAGAAAACTTATAATGGAAATACCATTGGTCAAACCTTTCCCATACGGGAGAAGCGGCGAAGATTTCGAGAAATTGGGGATGGGTCATGGGTTTATCTTTTACAAATTTCGGTAACTCTATCTGGTGGAACCTGTTTGAGCAAAGCGTTAAATATTTTGTGTTGTAAAACTTCAATTCCTCCGGCTAAGGCATTGTTAGTGTTTCCTAATTCTTCTAAATGTTGCGTTAAAGCGGTTAGCATGGTAACCATCTCCAAAGCATCCCTATCTTCCATTTCAATCTTAATTTTCATAGCTTCTTTAATAATCTATTTTTCTTCTACTTCTAAGGCTACTATTCATCTTAGCGGCGGGTAATTACTTCTAAGGCCTCTTCCCAGGAGTTAACCCGGTAAATGGGTGCCCGGTCGCCTACTTCTTGCCAAAACTCTTTTTCTTTCGGGGTAAGCTGGGCCTTGGTGTCTACTTTTATTTCCATAAAAAACCAGGTTCTCCGGTACGCTACCACAATATCGACAAAGCCTTTCAGTTGGGATACTACTTTCACGTAGGCGCCGATTTGCCGGAGCTTGCGGACTATTTCGGCTTGGTTTTTATCAACTTTAGCGGCAGTACGGAGCATGGGTTAATCAAAATAACAAGTACTACGGAGTCGTGTATTCTCGGCAATTAATTTATCTCTAGCCTCAAAAAGCCCATCTAGCCTTTGATTTAATTTGCTTATTTGATTTTGCTGCTGTTGGTACATTTGTTCGCGATGCACTTGTAGTTGATTTTTCTTTCTTTCAGATTTAGTAAGACCTTTTTCAATTCTAGCTTGGGATAATTGAATCTTAAGTAGTTTGTTTTCATCTTCCAATTCGGCAATAGTGCTTTTAAGGGTTCCATTCTCAAAGGCTAAGCTCTTGGTAGTTCTTTTTTGTAGGTCGTATTTCTCAAACCATTTATATTCCTGTTCTTTAGCTTTATTAAGTTGCCTTAAAATGGACTGATATTCTTCTTCTTGTTGTTTTAATTCTTCTGGTGGCATATTAATTATCGTTAACTGCTTTCTTCTCTGCTCCTACCCGGAAAGCTCCGGGGAAAGTTTTATAGCTTCTTTTGCGGCCCGGTATGTATCGTATGCCAGGGTGGGATTAAAAAGTAATGTATTGCTTATCATAAATTAAATCTAAAACACCTTTTATGTGCATGCGCCGAAGTGCAGTGTAAAGCATTTTTCTTTCTTCTGTCAGGTTAGCCTCAAATTGGTTTTTTGGCAGAAACATATTACCGCCCCGATGATTAAAACAGTTGTGTACTAGCCGACATTTGCCCTCTTGATTCACGTAGATTAATCCCCACTTTTCGGGCAGTTCTTCTTTCTTGATTAATCCATCCGGGCAACAATACAGGCGATAATTACCCATGCCGATAGATGGATTTTTGCGAAAAGATTTATTTTTATCGCATAAAAAGTCATTGCGACTTATTTTGCATTCGATTAGTATGCTGGCTTCGTGGCGAAAGCCTAAGACATCCGGACATTCATTGCTTAGCGATCGGAGTTCTTTGAAAGCGAATCCGGTTCTTTTTAGAAGCCACTTGTAAGCCAGTTCTACAATTTGATTATGTGTAAATTCAGTTTTCATATCTAAGGGACTAGTATTTATCTATCCAGTTGCTATCTATCCAATTGGGATAGTTATTTAATTTTACCATCACGCCACTTTCACAGCCTCCATAATTTAGCTTGAGACCTTGAATAGTATGGGTCTTACCGTCCAGTTGACGACCCCATCCGGAAACGGTTACTTGTTGGCCTATTTGTAAGTCGCAAACAACTTTGACGTGTTTTTCTAATTGAAATTCCATAAGGGACTTGTATTTAAAAGGGTAGGAAGGAAAATTATTTACTAAATGATTCACAATACAGGTTTATCAAATTATCTAAACGTTGTCGTTCGGTTTGCTTACAGTAGAGTTCTGCTTTCAATACTGCCGCTTCACTGGATTCTTTCTTCGTCCGGGCAATCATTTCTTCTAAATTGTTTATTTGCTTTTCGGCATTAGAGAAATACAGGTAAATGGTATCTAAAAATTCACGGTTCATGAGGCTTTATTAGTTTGTTCTGGTTGAAGGCGACTGGCTAAATATTGTTTCCGGTATTCCTGATAAGCAGAATCCTTGCTAACTTCGTCCTTTATTCCCTCGGTATAGCCGGAAAACTGCTTCAAGAATTCAATGTACTTTTGCACTCCTTCCAGTTCCTCTTCGGTGTACTTAAAGTTTTTTTCGGAATCTTTGTAGGCATTAGCGCGTTGCAAGGCTTGTTCCTCCACTACCGAATCACGTTCGCCTTTAATGTAAGCATCCATCCAACCGTGAATCGTCATGGCATCAAAAGTGCCGTATAACTTGCCGAACTTACCCGTAACCCCCTCCCGTAGCACGTAAGCGATTTCATCAAATTTCAAGTACCAATACCGGGTAATAATCTCATTACTCAATAAGGCAGTTTGAAAGCTGCTCAAGCGTTTTTCTTGGGCTAGATTCAACTGATTATTGTAGAAAGAAAGTAGTCGGGTTAAGGCTTCGCTTAAATCTTCCGGTGATTCTTTGCGGATTTTACTTAGCTGCGGCGTGGTTAAAGCACCAGGAACAGATAAAACCATTTGTTGCCGAATGAAAGTTACTTGCGCTAATTTGTTAGCCGGATTACTCGGATCACTTTGCAGCAAGCATTCGAGCAATGGCGACTGCTTCCTCAGTATCAAGCCGGCTTCGTTGGTTTTGGTTAGTTCGGTTTTCATATGAATTTTGAAAGGTTACTTTGTTTACTTCCGGTGTTTCTTCTGTCCAGCGCTGCTGGTTGATGTAGGTTTTAAAATGCGGCCATTGGGGCACAAATTCGCGCGGGTTTACTTCCCGCATGCGTTCTCGCCACTGGATTTGTTTTTCAATCGCCCCTAGAATCAGGCGCGGCAAATCGGGCAACTGGTTTTTAAACTTTTTTTGCAGATTAAGCCATTCTACTTCCTCACCCCGCTTGGTACCGGGGTAGACTTTTCGCGCCATATCGAAGATTTCGCGCGCCCCCCAGTTTGCGAAGCTGGTTTTTTTGGTTTTAACGCTTCCGAATTTTCACTTTTCGCACTTTCACCGTTTTGGTTCTTTTCCAAAAGAACAGTATCTGTAGTGGTCTTTGTAGTAATCTCTGTAGTAGTCTTTGTTAAAGAATCTGCCTTTTCTGCTGGTTCCAACCTTCCTTTTTGTCCGGATTCATTCTGCTCTTTGGTCAGGTTGGAATCTTCCCTTTGGTCAGATTCAATACTACTGTTTGGTAAGATTCCAGTTTCTAACAACTTTTGAAATTCCGCGGCAAATACAGTTGGTATAATCCGGTAATGCAGAGTTGGGCTACCGTTAAATTTTTTTACGGCTGTTTCTACTCCTTTTCCCGTTAGATTTTTGATAAGCAACCGAATTTGTTTTTCGGTCAACCTGGTTTCTTGGTACCATTCCAGATAGGTCTTAGCAATCCAACCCCCTTCTAATTTACCTTTATCCGACCAGTAAAGCAGTTTCGACAAAAAAATTCCGCCGCAAATACTGCCGCTAAAATCAATCAATAGCGGATCCATCGCAATAATGTCCGTATTGCCCGTATGCTGCTTAATCAGATTAAAAACTTGCTTTAAATTCATTTGTACCAAGTTTAAAAAAGGGGAGACACTAACGCGGTCTCCGGTTCACGCCTCTTTAGATTATGCTCTCTGGACTTTATGAGGTAAGCCCGGATAACCCTAAGCATTTGGGCCGAACGGCACTCGCACTTACACCTGTGTTCGGTTTTCCTTATCGTGTAAGCAGTGCTATATTTTACAACCTCCCTCCTGTGTATTCCTCTCCCGATTTTTCTAATTGCATAATGGCTTTAAATATTTCGTAGGCTATTCGCGGGTCGATTGCGTTCCCATAGGCGGCGAGTTGAGCCACTGCGTCGGATATCCCATGAGGAAACCCGAAAACTGCGGGTTGGCCCACCCTTTCTTCAAATTGTAGAAAAGCATTGCCTTGTGAATCCAATGGATATTCCGGCCGTGTCTCTTCAATGCTGCTTCGCGGGTTGTTATGTAATACCCTCTTCCGTCTTTGTGCATTGGAGTAGGCAATGAGCCATACCCTTTTTCTTTGGTGAAAGGCTCCGATGGCACTTGCAGGGATAATAAGAGGCGGCCAGCAGGTGTAGTTTGCATCTTCCAAATTGCTGATTTTTGTATCCAGCACCCCATTAAGAATGCTTCCGGTAACATTCTCGTTGATAACCCAATTAGGCCTAGTCTCTTTAACAATGCAATACATTTCCGGCCAGAGGTAGCGTATATCGGCTTCACCTTTCTTTTTGCCGGAAACTGAATGGGGTTGGCAGGGATCGCCTCCACTGATAATATCGACGTAGGGAAGATTTGAAGCTGTTCGTATATCGGTAAATTGGATTGCATCTGGAAAATGTCTTTTTGATTGTTTGTTACAGAACTCGTCTATTTCTACTGTCCAACTGGTAGGAATCCCAGCCCAGGCAGCAGCTAAAGGAAAACCGGCAATTCCATTAAATAAGGCGCCATGAGTCATAATCTACTTCCCCGATATTTTTCCACTTCTGTTTCTTTCTCGGGTAGTTTCGAATCTTGCCCTGCTTTCCAGATTTGCCAGAGCCAGCCTGCTACTACCGGGCGAACACTCGGTGATACTTGGTCCGTTACTTTTTTAAATAAGGCTTCTAATTCAGGTTTCATGCGGCACGGTTATATTGTTGTTTTAACTTTCTTTGATAATCAAGCTATGTTCATTTTAGAAGCAAAGATTATCGCATCCGGCACTTTCACTTTATCCGGGTTCTCGGCTTGCCAGTAGAGCATCCTTTCGGCTACTTGATGCGCCTGGGCAGCTTTTAAAAACTGTTCCCGGGTAGCATTCGGACTTTGAAGCACACTCCGGGCCCAATCTAAAATAGTTTTCGGCGCGTACGTATCGGCGGCTCGCAGGGTAAAGGTGGGTTCGTCTGGATAGAGGTTCATAAAAGATTAAAAAAAGATTTGGTTTCCACAATTAAGACACACATTGCCATCTTCAGAATAGAATTGTTGATACAGACAAACTTTACATTCAATTTGCTGTTCATCTTCTATATCTTCATCTTCGAAGTCTTGCCAACTTTCGTAATCGTTTTCTTCTTCCATCATTTTAAAGTTTTCGGGGTGGATTAAATCGGGATAGAATGCTTCTAACATCTTAATATTATTTTTAGGGCGATAGCCGGGCTTTACACTACAAGTCCTCACTTTGTTCCGGGCTTTTCGTTGCAATCCCTATCGCAAATGCTACTTAATTCCTTTTAAAGCATATTCTAATGCTTCATCAAAACCACAACTACCGTTATAGTATTGAAGAATATAATTAATGCTTTCATCAGGGTTTAAAATTGCTTGAAAGATATCATCTCCGTGTGATGAAGTATTCTCTATAATCAAGTATAACTTTCCTTTGACTATACAAAATTCTTCATCAAATTCATCTCTTAATTGTTCTAAAGGTGAATCATAATAATTCTCTATTATCTTACCTCTTTCTTTTAAAAGATTTTCAGCATATTGATTTAAGGTTTAACCTTCGATTGGTTTTATTTCCTTGATTTTACCAATCATTGTAACTGTTTCACTCATTTTCTTTTGCGTTAGGGATGGGAGAGCGCACGCAGTAAGCCGGACAGCCCGGCCGTTAGGCAACGCCCAAATACTTTTGTTTCTTCAAAGATTCTTTTCCTATTAATTCAAAGTAAGCTCTTTCATCATGTAACTTTATGATTTCCATGTTCCGGGCGTAGTCTAAAAACAAAGGCCGTTTTAAGTGATTCTGCCAGTCGGAATTACATTGCCGGCAATGCTCTACCAAATTCCAAGCTTCGTTTTGATACTGCTTGTACTGCCCTTGCGATAGTAGATGTGAGTTCGTTAAAATAGCATCTGATCGGCCACACCCGGAACAAAACCCCGTTCGTTCTAAGCTCGCGTACATCTTGCGCTGTTGGTACAAGGACCGGGCTTTCTTCTTACTTACCTTGCGCAACATTTGAAGAGCTTAGAATACTTTGATAATGTTTCTTTTGATTCTCAAATTCCGCGTGTTTAGTAAAGCTGTGAATCAATTTTAATTGCGCCGGAACGACTGCTTTATCGTACTTCACTTTGTTCATTAATTCGATAAGTTCCGTCCGCTCTGCCTCCGAAATAGCTGGGCCACCGCGTTCTTCTTCCTCTCTATTTACAATTACTTTTTTAAGTTTAGCAATAGCCTGGTCTGCTCTTTCCACATCTAATTTGTTAATGTTTAAAAGCATTTTGGTTTTCTCCTGCCGAGTGATTACCGGATTGTTAAGCAATCGAATTATCTCTTCTTTTTGCCTTTGAGTAGCGTATTTCTTAGAAGCAGTTTGCGGCTGTTCTTCGCCTTCTGACGTACTTTCTGGCTGTGTAGATGGTTGTACAGGTGGAGTTATAGGGACTTGTTTTGGCGGGTCTACAGCACCCGTTCCGGGTTCGTTTTGAAAATCCATTTCTTCGCTCGGAGTGGGTTCATATCCGGCGGCCCGGATAATCCAGGCTAAAAGATTGCGGTAAGCCTTGCCAATTGCCCGGGTTTGACACATTGAGGCTATGGCGTACTCCTGAAAGAACTTTTTACCCTGCTCCTTATTAGAACACATGGCAAAGCCGGCCCCTACTATCTGCTGCGTGCGTAAATTGAACAGCTTAACGTTGCATTTATACTTAATTTCGCCCTCAATACTGATATTGATAGGTTCTTCTGCAATGGGGACTATACCTAATCTGGAACCGGCGTATTGCCACCCTTCCACGTTTACAAACTCTTTGCCCTGAATATTTTGATATAGCTTATTTTCTTTGATAAACTTGGCTAAATCAGTTGCTAAATGCAGCGTTTCATCTGATTTAGATATATCATAGCTATCTACTTTAGGCTTTTTTGCGGGAGTATTTTCAGTTGCCATTAGTATCTTTGAATGTGGGATTGAGTATTAAGACGATGTAATAAATTATTTTGGTCAGTTGCTTCGGAAAATACCTCGTGGTACATCATTTCGGTAATAGATTGAAAGCCTTTTGCTAAGTGCTTTTCGTTTCTCCATAATCGAAATAAAAAACTATTATGGCTATTCGATAAATCAACTACCCCTCTGCTTCCGGACTTTAAAGAGGCTCTAATAAGAATGTGCGGCGTAATCATCTTATAATAGAAATCTCCTCTTTTAAAGTACAAAGGCCAGGCAGTTTGCGATCTGAATTGTAGGTTTTCAAAATCGTTTTCCGTTAACTTTTTCAGGATCTTTTTAGAAGGTAATTGCTTAAACCCCGACCGGATAAAGGCAACTAAATTCCTGAAAGTCATTAGTGGCGTATGTATTTGTGGCGCTTTCATACCGTTGCTACTTCAGGTTTTCTATTTTCTAACCACTCCGTAATATCCTGTACTTTGCCGTTAGGATGGATTTCTAACAAGGTGTTAAACCCGGCCATTATGGCTAATTGAACAGCTGCTAAGCGGGTCTTTCTGCAAGGATTTGCGGTTACCCGTATTACCTTGCCGCCTACTTTATCTCTATAGGTTATAAGCATGGCCTTATCTATTATAATAACCCATGTAGTAATTAGCACGCTTACCAACAAAGCACATTGTCTTTTTGTAAGCTTCTTCTGTAATCAAACCATCATTAAAATTGGCAATGGCTTTATTGGCAATTCGGGAAAGTATTGATTTTATTTCCATGATTTCCGTACTTTTTGAATGTTAGAAACTATCTGGTTAATGCGGGCTAGGGCGGTATCTATCGGACTCATTTTATTAAATGTTTATGTTCGTAGATATTACCTATAATAAGATTCTCTAACAGGCTCTTGTCATTTAGTCCAAACACACTATAGTCTGAATTTTCCGCTATGACCTCGAAACCAAAACCAGCTACTTCGAAAAACCATTTTACCACACAGTCTACTATTTCTAGGTGTGTTTCAAAACCTACCATTGTACAAGCAACTATATCACCTTCGTAAATTTCATTGCCTTTAGAATCTTTTAGTCCGGTATATTGATTTAAAATAAACCGATTAGGATGCATAGATTCATGTATAAAGGCATTTATTGTTCTCATGGAAACTGAACCTGTAGTATCAATATAAACATCTTCTAATTTGCCTTTATAGGCCTCGTATGTTGGTTCAAAAAACTTATTGTTTTCTGTATCCCAAACTCTGAATTTTATCTCTCTCATAGCTTTATTTGCTTACATTTAAAACACTCTAATAAAAGCCCATGAATCAATGCTAAGTTGTAAGAGAAGTTCCAGGTTGGTATCTCTTCCCAGGTGGTTACATCGGGATAATTTGACTGAAAAAAGGCATCTAAATCTTTTTCTACAATCGTTAATATCTGCTGCTTTTTGCGCCGGAAGAGTAGCATTTTCACGTCTTGGCGGCGTAAGTCAACTTGTTTCGTTTTTAATCTTTGTTGGTGGTTGGGAGGGGCAGCAAACTTGTTGCGGCGTGGGTTTTTAATAGTTGGCATGGTTTTAGAATTAATTGATGAAACAGTTAGATTGTAAAAGGTCTGGTGTTAATCCTTCAATTGTTGGATGTCCGGATTAGTATAATTTCGCTGGATATAAGAAATAAATTCCCTAGTTTCTATTCGCTTCTCTCTCGTACCAAAATTGATCACTTTGATATGGCGAGGGTCCTTCGTAGATAGCTTCCCGTACTTCCTTATTGTTTGTTGGTCCACGTTTAATAAGTCAGCAACTTGTTCTACCGTCAGGGCGAATTTGTCGGGTAGTTGAATCGTAATCATAATTGAATGTGATAGTTGAATTTTTTTGGATGCGTAAAAAGATTGCCTTTGAAAGTAGCTTTGTTGTGTACAAAGAACTCATTCAAGTCGAAGCAATACGTAATTTCAACTAAGCCTTCACATAATTCCAGTTTCTCCTCAAAAGTGGAATTTTGATAAAAGGTGTAATCTTCCAGGTTAAGCCAACCGTACCGGTACAACTCGGGAAGCCATAAACAAGCTAAATCTAAATAATCTGGATCGCCTACGCTTGCCAAGCGGTACACATCGCCGGTAAAGATTTGGCGGCCTTTCGGGTCGAGGTAGCCGGGAATAATTTGCGGTTCTAACATGATTATTCAGTTAATAAAGGTTCAAATTGATATGGTTTAAGCAGGATGTTTCCTAAGAAAGTGCAGCTAGAATTGAATAATCGTGGCGGTAAAATGACTTCATCCTCTTTGTATTTTCTTTCCAGAAAGTTTTTTTGTACAGTTACCCAACCGTAGCGATACAAGTGCTGAAACCAAAGACAAACGTGGTAAAAAGGCTCATCATCCTCGTCGTAAGCATTGTCAACATGGTACACATCACCTTCGAAAACTTGACGGCCGGAAGGGTCAAAAAAACCGGGCACGGGTTGAACTTGATGGGGCATGGTTAAGCAGCTTTAGATTCGGGAAGAAGATTATGAATAAACATGCGGCCTTTCTCAGTCCAGTAGGTTTGATTTTTAGTTTTGAGATTTCCTAGAGTATCGTAATAAGGGAAAGGTTTGATTTCAGCGTAGCCTTTATCTTTGTATTTGGCAGTTAGCACCCATACACCGCCAACTTTCCAAACAACGCCACGGGTTTTAAGCTCTTTATGTAGCCATTGGGCAGATTCACCAAAATGATCGGCAATAACAGAAGAGGGTATTAAGGATTTGGAATCGATTACTTTTTCAAAATATTCAACTTTGGGAGCTTGTTCCTTAATTGTAGAGTTAGCGAGTTGTAATTGCTCTTTATAAAGCGTTACCTCCTGTAGTGCCAGTTTGTAACCTTCTTCAATAATTTCAGCAGGCGACTTATGGCGTATTTCGGTTTTACCAGTAAGAAGTAATTCTTCTACCCGATCGTAAACCCAAAGCTCAAATTCCGGAGAAAGCCAAGCCGCGAATTTTATAGCTAGTTTTTGGTGCATCCAGGTTCCAGGATTAGAACCGCCGTTTACTGATAAGAGAACTTCACTATTCTTTAAAGAATACTGCTTACACAAAGCATCTATAAAGTATTGAGTCTGTTCCGTTTTAGTAAAATTGGAAACAAGCTTCCCGAATGGTTTTGCCATTTGATTGGCATTAATCATGACCGAATCCTTTTGAGAAAAAGCAATTGGGTTGTTCTGATAGGAGAATACTTGCAAGCTCATCAGGCAGCGGCTTTAGCAGTTTGACGTTTAGATTCAAGGAATTTCATGCGCTCCCGGTAAGCCTTTGAATCCGTAGCAATAGCTAACCTCTCGATTGCCGGCCAATACTTAGAAGTTGTTTTTTCAATATTTACCACTCGGCTAACATTAGCCGGGTCAACCTGAAGCTCCCGAGCCAAATTCATGGTAAAATTTGGCGGCATTATTTCGCGAATAGTTTTTGGTTCCATCCTAATTTATTATATTGGTTTGCTGTAATTGTATTTGCTGTAATTGTTCTCAAATATACGTGTAATTGAGAATAAAAGTCAACATTTTACACCATTTTTTTTCTCAAAAACACCAAATAATTTGTAAACAACTGTGAAAGAGCGCATTAAAGAACTAATTAAAGCACTTAGTGAAGAAAAAATTGATTTTTTTAGCCTAATAGGCATCTCAAAGGATACTGTTAGAATGTATACTGATAGAGGTAGTAAACCAAAATCAGACTTTATGGAAAAAGTTTACCGTTCAATTGAGAATTTAAATCCAGAATGGTGGCTTACTGGTCAAGGAGAAATGTTTATCAAGTCAAATAAAACAATCATTAAAAGTGAGGAACCAAAAAGCTTTCTTAATCAGAATAGCGCAGTTCCTATTTATGATATAGAAGTGAGGGCTGGTATTGTGTCTAGATTAATCGAGAATAATGAAAATATACCAATTATAGGATGGTATTATTTAAAAGACATACCTAATATAGATGGTATAATTGGGGTGCGAGCTGTAGGGGATAGTATGGTGCCTTTTATAACTGGAGGGGATACATTATTAATAAAAAGGGTAGACAAGAATGGTTATATAGCCCCCGGTCTCTCTTATGTCATAATAACAAGTAATATGACTGTAGTTAAATACATTCAAAAAGGGCCTAACAAAAATTATTGGCACCTAAAAAGTCATAATAGCGATAAAGAACAATATCCTGATGATGAAATAGCAAAAGATGAGATTATACATTTATTTCTAGTAGTAAAAGTACTTAAAGAATTAACCTATTAATTTTTTGATATATGAAGAAAATGTACTTGTTAACTTTGAGTTTATTTCTTTTTAATTGCGGCGGCGATGGCGACCCCTCTCCTTCAAGTGCTTGTGGTACCTCTGGCAACGGTTGCTCCAAATACAATAAGGCAGACTGTGAAGCACGAGCGAGTTGCGAATGGATTGTTGGTTCTGGCTGTAAATGTAGATAGACTTTATGGCTTGGCGATTCAGAAAAAGTATTAAAATTATACCTGGGGTTAAGTTAAATTTTAGCAAAAGCGGAATAAGTACTTCAATAGGCTTGAGAGGTGCTAATTTTACTTTCTCAAAATCAGGAACTTATTTAAATACCAGTATTCCTGGATTAGGTCTTTATAATAGACAAAAACTGTCCTCTTCTAACGATAATTCTATACCTCAGGATTACAACTTCCATCCAACAGAATTCAAAACAGGTGATGAGGAAAATATTTTTAGTGCTGATCTACAGCAGATAACCAGTCAAGACATGCAAGGTATAAAAGAGGCGATACTTGCAGCACATCAACAAAGAAAAGAATTACAATCAGATTTGCTAAAAGTTAAAATAACCCAAAATAGTTATAGGCTCAAACTAGTATTGAGTTATATTTTTCTTTTTGGACTTATTAAAAAGTCTATTTCTGAAAATATAAAAGCGGATATAAATTCTCAAACATCCACCATTCACCAAATTCAGGACCAAATTGAAAAAAGCCATGTAGAACTTGATATTGAATTCGATCCTGAAATTAGTCAAAAATATTTACGGCTTGTTGAAGCTTTCAAGAAATTATCTACATCTGCCAAAATTTGGGACGTAACTAGTGCTCATCAGCAAGATAGAGTAACAACCCGCTCGTCTGCTGGAACGCTTGTTAATAAAAAAGAAGTGAAATTCGGACTTAACTCTATAGCTGATATTAAATCAAAATATGAAGCGCTTTGGCTAAACAATGCTAACGGGGCGGATTTATATATCTATCCGAATTTTATAATAATGCATTCTTCTAAAAACAGTTTTGCAATTATTGGGCTTAACGAAATAGAGTTCACTCAAACTTCAGTCAGGTTTACTGAAACGGGATCAATCCCGGCAGATTCAAAGGTAATTGATAGAACTTGGTTGAAGGTTAATAAAAATGGCGCTCCAGATAAACGCTTTAAGGGAAATTATCAGATTCCTGTAGTTAGATATGGTGAAATCAGCTTAAAAACCATAACCGGACTTAACGAAGAGTATGAATTTAGCAATTATGAATATACAGAAGAATTTGGAAAAGCATTTCGGGATTATCAATCAACTATTAAGTCATTAAAGCAGGTTGTTGATAAAACTAATTTTAAAGATAGTGCGACCAAGGAAAACGAAAAAAATACTATAACTCTAAACACAAATAATAACATGGGACTTTTTGATAAAATTTTTAATTCAGATACAAATAATAAACCCAATCCGGAACAATATTTATATTCCCCAAAATCTGAACAAGAAGCTTGGATTGCTATTATGTATGCTTGTATGATTTCAGATGGAGAAGTTTCCGATGCAGAAGTATCGCAATTATCCAGAACAGTTGTTTTTAAGTCTCTTTTTAAAGATCATAATACTATCGATTATTATAAAACTGCTATGACTGCACATATAAAACTAGATAGCAAACAGTTAATTGATTTGTGTGTTTCTAAGGTGTCAGATAATAATAAAGCGACACTGTTTGCTATTACTTTAGAATTAGTGATGTTTGATGGTACACTTTCTGATTCAGATAAAGATATAATAGAACACTTGGCAACTGCCTTGCAGTTACAAGATGAACTTGCTTCTAAAATCATTGAAGTGACTTTAATAAGGAACAAATACAATGTTCTTGTTTAAGAATAATCCTATGTTTTTCAGAGAAAATCGTGCTTTATCTTTCTAAAACTTAAATAAATACAAGTTAACTATGCCCAAATTTGAAGAAGAACCAGGCATACGCCGCCGTTTCCTTTACTGTTTCCAGAAATTAAAAGAGCGGTTACCGGATATTTCGGAAGGAGAGTTTATGCAGTCGATTGGGTACAAGTCCAAAACCGAGATGCACTCCCTGAAAGTGGCCAAAACTAATATTAATCTAAAGACTATCTTCAATGCCGCTCGGAAATATCCGGAATTTGACCCGCATTATATTATACTCAGCCCCGACCTGCCGGAAGTTAACATACTTAAATTAAAACCCGGACGAGTACCCAAACCCAAACCACCTAAAAAAGCCTGGGGCCGGCCGCGCAAGATTCAAGTTACTTAATTATCTATTTTTTGCCAGGCATCCAGTAGATCATCGGCTATGACAATACCGGGCACCTTCGTATAGGGTCGTGCCGCATTTTATGACCTAATATCTTTTCTTTTAAGGCTTCGTTTTTGGTAGCTTCAAAAATCCTACTTGCGGCCGTATGTCTCGCGTTGTGGCTGCTAATTACCTTAAATATAGGCGATAGGCTGACCGTAACATGATTATTAATAGAAATGGACTGTTGGACCATTCTATTTAACCCGGCTTCCTCACAGGCCACTTTTAAACGGGAAGAATAATAATGTCTCAATTTACTACCCGTAATACTGGAAGGAACGGGAATGCGACCGTGGTGCCGGATTAAACCTTGCGCCAAGGGAGGAATAGGAATGTATACCTGATTGGTAGTTTTGGATTGGTTCTTACTGATTACCGTAATAGCCCCGTGTTTTTGGCTCTGGACCTGAAGAAAGTGTTCCGCTTTTAAAGTACTCAAATCGGACCATCTTAAACCCAATTGACAGGCAATAACAAAAGTATGCGCGGCTTCTTCAATTTCCTTGCTGCTATAAGTAGCATTTTTTAATGCCAATACCTCGGACCAGTACAAATCAAACGAACTGGCTTCCGTTTCCGGGTCCACTTTTATCCATTCGTAAGGCAAATTGACGTATTTCAAAATCAGGCGCAAAAACTTCTGGTGGCGCCGGATAGTCGAATCCTGAATTTCTCCTTCTTCGTACAAGGCATTAAAATATTTGGTAACGAATGGTTTGGTAATATCTTTCGGAGTAAGGCTGGGTTTAAACTTTTCCAGCCGGTCCACTACCTGTTTTTGCACCCGCGTATAATTCAATCCTTTTATTTCATTGGTTTTATTGCCCCGGTTTTTTTCTTCAAGGTACTCTTTCTTCCATTGCTGATAATATTCCCGAACCGTTTCTAATTTCTGCCGCTTACCCGGACGTAGTATCTCGTCTAAAACTCTACTGGTTATTCTTTCGCCTTTATCGTGCAAACGGCTGCATTCCTGAAATAAGACGGCATCAATCTCTTTTAACCGGGCCCGGATATAGTTTGCCCGCTTCTCTTTAGGTTTAACGTAGAGGTCATCGCCGGTCCAATAGTGCGGATCAAACGAAATACCGGTACTGGTCCGAGCGTCACCGGGAAAGACCCGAACCAT